CGGAATCGCTTGCGGCCGGCGGCTCTGGCACGCGCTCAGACTTCAGCTATGTGCCGGCCACGAAGGATCTCGCGGCGGTAGTGTGGTCGCAGGCCGCAAGCGATTCCGCCCGGCAGAACGTTGTCGGGGATCCGAATCAGTGCTGGCCGTTGACCAATATCGCGTACACGCCTTCCGCGGATGCTCCTATTGCGGTGATCCCGGCGCAAGACAATGTGCGGGTGCTGGTCCTCACACCGTCGTCGTGTTTTCTGTTGCAAGAGGTCGCGGATGGCATTCACGAATACATTACGATCAGCCGGAACTTCGGGTGCAAGTCCGCTGCCTCGGTGATCTCGACGCCATATGGGATCTGCTGGGTGACGCAGCACAACGAAATCGTGATGCTGCCGCCGTATTCGATTCAGTTGCAATATCTGAGCCGGGGCTACCAGTCGCTCATCACAGGGAACGTGAAATGCGCGGATTGGATCTTCGACCCGGTTGAGCAGATCGACCGTTATCAGATTTGGATGGATAACGGCGTGTCGGTCATCCATGACTTTGCACTGGGAGATGGGCAGTCGCCCGGATCGGGAGAAGCCTACAGCGCCACGCAGCCGGTATTTACATGCGCCGCGACGGTGCTCGACGGTAATGGCACGCGTTACTTTCTGGTCTGTACCGGCGGTGTGTACACCCATGAGACGCAGCCCGATACCGGAGTAATCCCAACGACCGACCAGACGTTCACGACCGGGCAATCCTTCACGACCGCTGATATCAACGGAGAATACGACCGCAATTGGGGCAACTTCGGAGATACGACACGCAGGAAGGAATTGCCGTTCATGTCGCTGACTGGGGATGCCGGCGCATCGACGCAATTAGGGGTGTCGCCCGTCGCGGTGGAATGGTACGGCGATTTTCAGCAAGTGACCGGCGCGAACAAGCAGACGACGACCATCCAGAAGGGATCGCAGTCCACCACCGACCAGAACTACCTGGTGAAGTTTGCCGGTTTCAACAAGCTCTGGTTTAAGCTTGTGTTCAAGCTGAGCGGCCATTCGAGCGATGACGCCAGTTTTGCGAACTTCATTACGCCCTCGCAGCAAGGCGATCTCGCGAAGAACTTCTACGGTGCGATACACGAAGCCAGCTTCACGCTGTCGGATACGGTGAACAGAGTATGACGCGGCAACCGGATGTCCTAGATCAGTACCTTGGGCCGCTTGACGCGAATTCGCTCGCGTTTCAGAGGCTCGTATTTAGGCGAACGCATATAAATCAGCAAAAGCCGAAACCACCGCGAGGTCTCAGGATCAGCGCGGGTGCCTTGGTATGGGAAAAACCAGAAGATCCTAGCGGAGTCACTCACTACAACATCTATGTCAACACTGAGAACAACTTGGTGCGGCGAGTCCCTGCTGGACAGCTATCGGTAAACGACAACATCACGGGCACGCGGTTCTTCGTAACAAGTTTCAATCAAGCAACAGGGCTGGAGAGTACACGGGCATTCGTCGCCATAGCCAGCGGTTCATCAGTCACTCTCGGACCAGCGCCTCCAGGCGATGCTTCAATTGTTACCGTAACGCAGGCATTCACAACGGATGGAGCAGGCAATCCCCTTCTAAAGATAGGCGTCATCATTGCCCCTCCGAGTCCTTTGGGAACATTTTTCGGCGTGTGGGTATATCTGGACGCGCCCGATACCAGCGGATCTGGAGTGCTCGTTACCGATGGCACAGTGGCGCTTGACGGCACGACTCCACTTCAATCAAAATTCAATCCAGCAGTAATCAAGTTTTTCCCGTATGATTCCGGCAATCTTACGCTGAGTTTTAGCGTACCTCCACCACAACAGGCTGAGAATTGGCGCGTATACGTTGTTTCTGGCTCCGCGCAAGTTCAGAACTTCCCGGTGCAGTTTGGCTTTACCGGGGCCTCCCCGAGTTTCCAGTTTGTAGCTCAGCCATATCTGGACGGGTCCGGTAATCCGAATAAGACTCAGGCTCCCACGACGTTTGCGCCGAGCATTCAGAATGTCGCACTGGCTGGTTCCTTGCCTGCCGGCTGGACGGCCAATCCGAACATCGAAGTAAAGGTATCCGGCGACCAGTTCTTTGAATTCCAAGTCACTTATGCGTTCCCGACCACCGACCCGTATTATTCGCAGTTTGGCGGATTCGACGTAGTGATGGAGAATCTAACGACGGGCGGCCGCCGGACTATCGCCAACGTCTCGGCCCCGGCAGACACGACGTTTGCAAGCGCTCCATACCCGGTGCGCGTCGGGACGACAGCGTACAAAATCTGGTTTCCATCGTGGGATACCAACGGCAATCGAAACGCGATTATTCCTGGCGTTACGCCGGCTGTGACGTTCAATATCACGCGGCAACTGGGAACCTCGGCCCAGGAATACGCGGCCAACGCGACTAGCGTCGTCTGGACGACCGGGCAGTATCAGGATTCGGCAGGAGGCACCGACACGCGCGTGACGGTCTCTTTCACGCCTCCGACCGATCCGGCTTTTGGTGGGGCTCGGCTAGTGGTGAAGCGCGATGATGGGAAGTTCTACGAATACGCCAAGGGACGGCTGAGTCCACTTGAATACTACATCCCAAACCCGCCGTCGTCCGTTTCTTGGACCGCCTATCTGGTATCGCAGGATACCAATGGCAACCGCAATTCGATAGTGGACGGCATTACTCCATCGGTGACGTTTACGACTGGATCGGCGACCGGAACCGGCGATCTGGCCCGTGCCAATCCGGGGACCTTCTCTTCCGAATTCCAAATCACGGGAGGCGTGTTCAAGGTAAAGAATCTCAACGCCGACACTATCGTTACCGGCAAGCTCCAAGTGGGCGGCTCTGGCATGGTGAGCCAGATGAAGGTGTTCGATACCTTGGGCGGCAATATCGGATTCTGGGGCGATGACACGGCTGGAACAGGCTATGTAGGGATGTGGGCCAAGCAGTGCAGAATCGGCGGTGCGAGTCCGTCGAGCGCCCCTCTGCAATGCGATACCAGTGGGAACCTGTCAATCACAGGGGGAACGATCTCGCTTGTGAGCGGCACGGTAACGGTAAATGTTGACTCGACCAATTTCCTAAAAGTCACCGATACCGGCGGAAGCATTACGTTTTCCCAGATTCGCGGGATCGACATTACCACGGGTTTTAATAGCGGCACGAACAAAGCAGTCATGACGGCTACTGGTAGCATAATCCTTACACAGGCTGGCACTAGTTCCATCCTGAACGCTACGAGCCTGCAATTCAATTTGACTCAGGTTGTGACTGGAAGGCAGACCGGGCCTGGGAATACGACCGATGTCACCGATGTGGCGACGCGGTTCAACAATCTTCTAACAGCACTTCGAACTCATGGCCTGATTACCTAGCGGCTGCGATGAACGTGGAATTACCGGATGGAATATACGGCGTGACGAGCGTGGACATGATACTGATGTCGGTCAGGTCGAATACCACTACAATAGACCCGGCATGGAAGAATCTGCGGGCCAGCCGACTATCCGCATGAACCGCTCCGTCCCGATCCTTGTATGTCAGCGTGACATCGTAGAGTTCCACAAAGGGGAACGGGCGATAAATGTATACCTCGACGTTCTGCTGGCAATCTTCGGAAGGATGGATGCTGGCGATGGCAGCGCAAACTGAAGCATCGCGGTGCAGCACGGTGACCTGCGGTTTAGGTACGGAAGGCGACACTCCGGAGCTTTCCTGCGCTCCAGCCTGAGAACAAAACAGCAGAACAACGATTAAACCGGCCAATTTCATCATCTTCATGCCTTTCTAGTGCAGTTTGCGCCTCTGTCGTATCAAAAGTCAAATTGCCGGGTACTACAAGACTGAAAACAATGACAAAAGCACAAATCGACGCGCTCAACGTACTGCTGGATTCTGGACTTGATGCAGCCACTATCGGAGCGGAGGCCTCAGCTCAGGCAATTGAGAAAGCCAGACTCGCCAGCGTTTCTACGATTCCATTGCTCCCAACGCTATCCGACACCGACAAGGCAAATTTTAAGACGTGGCTGTTAGACGGAAAGGGCACGAACGATGCTCGCGGAGAAGCCCAACTCGCGGTAGATGCCCTGCTTGCTAACGATGCCCCTACTGCGGTTGCGCACGGCTTCCAACTCCTGAAGAACGTAATATTCTTCATCTACCCAGACATCGGCGAAGCGGCACTAAAACAAATACAACAATGAGAATAACTATCGATAGACACACGCTGGCGCTGCTCCAAAAGCGAGACGCGCTGGCGAAGCGATCTTCCGAAATCGCACAAGTCGAGCAAGAGGCGCTTATGGACGTGCTCAACATGGAGCGCGAACGCGCAAATGCGAGGCCGTTCTCATCTGCCAGATGGGGATTCGACGCAACTAAAGAGGAGGCATTTCTTGAACTTGAGGAACTCCCCGCCGAAACTCCGCCGAACGCACTGGCGGCTGTGAATTAGCGCATGGCACTCTGGGCCGATCTCAATCAAGTTACCGCGAATGCCGCGTACTGGAGCAATCTGGGCGGCGGCAAGTGGGGGATCAAATACCAATGGTTCAACGATTTCTTGAACTACCTGGACAACGGCTGGATCGCGGACCAGAATGCGGGAGGAAAAAACCTCAGCAATCTTGCGCAACTAGCCTTCAACGGTTCAGGGTTCATCAACAGTTCATTGGGCGTAGGAGTCGTGCCCACTCAACTGGGGCACTTTCGGAAGAATCAGAACACAAACACTATTGTCCTCTGCGAAAACCAGACCGCAGGCACCGCTGCTCAAGCGAATTTTAGGGCGCTAAATGATGCTGGTCGGCTTGGGCAATTCGGCGTGTTCTCTTCGGCCACGACTCCTTATGGTGCCATCGCAGCAAACGACGCCTTCCTATATGCCACATCAAGCGTCACGCTCATGGCGGATATCGCCGGCGGTGTGGTCAAGTTCGCCTGCAATGGTAATGGAGAGTTCGGAAGGTTCGATTCAAACGGAGCCTTTCGATTGAGCGCTATCGCCATACCGGGAACTCCAGCAGCGGCGACATTCTACATTTTCATTGACTCGGCGGACAACAAGTTGAAATGCAAGGGTCCATCTGGGACCGTCACGACGCTAGGCAATCCATAGGGCCAAACTCATGGGCTTCTTTTCGCAGTTTTTTGGTTTAGGCAAGACCGGGACAACCGACCGCACCCAGATCCCGGCGATTGCGAACTGGCAGAACCAGCAGTCACAAGGCTGGGGCAACAACGCCAATAACGCCTGGAATAAGGGCCAAGGGCTGAGCGACTGGGCCAGCGGCTACTACCAGGATCTCAGCAGAACCGGCGGTGTCGCTGGCGATCCCAACAACAACTGGGACATGGGTCGCCAGGTGATGCCGGGTGTCCAGGATGCCATCAATAATCGCTGGAACAACCTGAATCAGATCCAGTCGAACTGGAACAACTTCTCGGGTAGCCCGTGGGGAGCGCAGGGCACTTCGGATCAGCTAAACAATGCAACCGATGCCATGGGCGGCAATATCACCGGCAATGACCAGGCGGTGAAAGGCGACATCGGTGACACGTTCGGGCGGCTGGGTACGGCCAATCAGAACACCAGCGGCGACATTCAGAAGAGCATTGCAGGTACATACGGCTCCATCGGCAACAATCTGAACAACGATTATGGCCGGATGCTCACCGATACCAATTCGACCTATGGCGGCCTTGCGAATGCGACAGGGAGCACGTACCAGACGGCTCTGGACCGGCTCAGGATGTTGCAACCGGGCGGCGAGCTCCAGCGGGCGCAGGTATCGCGCTCCTTCGCGCCGCAAGCGGCAGCCACTGCCGACAGGCTCCGGGCCGCCGGCGTAGATCCCAACTCGCTGCAAGCGGCCGGCGTGATGAGCGGCGTGGACCGCGATCGTGCTCGTGCGATGGACGAAGCGGCGGGCCGCACGACCCAGGATTACGTCACCCAGGCCAACAACCTCGGCATCGGGCAATTGAACACGGGCATTGGCTTGGGCCAGAACCGGCTGAATACCGCTAACCAGCTTCAGGGTACCGAGAATCAGCTATCGGCGAACTACGCACAGAACGCCGGTAACCAATCCCGTGCGGAACTGCTGCGGAGTCTCCAGAACAGTCAAGGGCTGGATCTCTCGCGGCTCGGACAGAATACCGCTGCCAGCAACAGGACGGCGGATCAGACCAATAACTACCTCCAGCAACGGATGGCGAATGCCCTCGGCTCGCGGGCGCTGGGGTTGCAAGACTATAACACCCAGACCGGGCTGTTGAACCAGCGCAACCAGGAGGAATTACTCGGACCGGCGGCGCTGTATCAGCAGTACCAAGCAGGTCAGGGGCAGAACGCCTACCGGCAGGGACAGCAGAATATCGGTGCAGCGGGCGTCGCTGGGCAGGGCGGCCAGCAGCTACAGGCTGGCTTGGGCGCAGGTGGCCTCGGGTTGGGCTACAGCAACGCAGCGGTCCAGAACTACCTTCGCAGTCTGGGGATCGAATCGCAGAACGCTGGATGGGGCAGCAAGTTAATAGGCGGTCTGCTTTCTGGCGGGTTCGGCGGCGGGTTCGGCGGCGGGTTTGGCGGCGGCACTAATCCCGGCATAACCAGCGGTAGCGGCGACTTTTCTGGAGCGCTCGGCAATGGCGACTTCAGCGGCGGTGGTGGCGGTGGCGGCATGAATATGCAGCAAATGATGCAATTGGCCGCGATGTTTGGTTGATCTATGACACCTAATCTGAATCTCGGCGCTCTGGTTGGCAAACTCCGCAATATGAACCGGAGCGCAATCACGGCTCCCGGCAATCCGTTACCGCCGGAGGCCTCGTCTGTGCCAATATCGACTCCCGCGCTGCCGAAGCTGCCGCGCCCGAAGCCGCTTAGCCCATCCGCGCCATTGCGTGCGGGACGGCGACCGCATGCAGTCCATCCGCTCAAGCCCAACTTTGCGAACATGCTGCGAGGATTGAACCGCTAAAGGAACCAACCATGGGTCCAGTATCAAACTCGATGGGCGGTCTACCGCCGTGGCTGCTGGCGCTCATTCAACAGGGCATGGGCGGCGGTGGCGACTCTGGTGACGCTGGCGATGCGGGCGACGAAGGAGCGCCTGAGGAGGCTGGGGGCGGTTCGCCTTACGATGGCGGGATCGGCAATCTTCCAAAGAAGCCGGTACCCACGACGCCGCCGTTCCTGCCGGGGCGCATTCCGGGCTTCGGGACACCACCAACGCCGATAGTACCGGGTCCAGCTCCAGCGCCACAGCAGGCCCCTACACCCGCTCCGCAACAGGGCGGCTTGCGGTCACGCATCGGCGACATGCTCCAGAGCGGCATCGACGCGGCGGCTACGCCCAACGTCGCTTACGGCGGGCCTGTGGATATCATGCGTGGGCTCCAGTCAGCCGATGTGCAACGACGCAACCGAGCGCTACAGCAGATGCAGCTTGAGCGGCAACGGCAGCAGGACGAACTGGTACGCCGCAACACCGAATCGGAGATCGCAGCGCGCGGCGAGAACACGGAGACGCTTCGCCAACAGCGGGAAGCCACTGCCGCACAGAGACAGGAGCTTGCGCAACCGCGTCACGGTCAGATTCAGATTGACGCAGCCTACGCCAAAGAGAATCTGCCGTGGTTGAGGCCTGATCCCGATGGTACTTACTGGGTCAGCAAAGAAGTAGCGAACACTCTCAGCAAGCCAGAGAAGCCTGACAAAACTCCAAAACCTAGTATAGTTCCGCCAGGGGCCACGGTTGTTGATGAGAACGGTAAGGTGCTGTTTACAGCTCCGCCCAAGGATACCAAAGAACCGCCTAACGTCACCGAAGCGCAACTTGCGTGGATGGCAGAACACGATCCAGATCCGCAAGTGCGCAAGGATTCAAAGGCTGCGCTGAAAGGTCTTGCCAGCACAAAGCGCGAATCCACCGTCATTCGTGTGAACGAAGGCCAGCAAGAAAAGATATCTGAGAATCGCGCAATCAATCAGGCGTTCAATGACGCTGGCGGCGACTGGAATAAGGTTCTCGATAACGTTCGCGCTGGTAAGTATCCAGACTACGGATCGCAGATTGCCGACCATGCGCAGAAGATGGCCAAACTGCCGAGCGATTCCGCACGGCGGGTCGCATCGGCTGACGCCACTGTGGATCAGGTCAAAGAAGCCATCGACGCCGTTAAGCGATTCACAACAGCGCACCCGGATTTGGTCGGCCCAGCGATCAATCCCACGAATCCGATGCAGTCCCATCCACTGAATGCGCTCACGCGGCGAGCGGTAACGGCGGCTGGCGCTGAGCCTGCCGATATCGGCGAAGTGGACACTGCTCTCGAATCGGCGCTGGCGCTTCAGCCGGGGCAGCATAACTTCAGATCGCAATCGGCGCTCGACAATTTCAAGAAAGCGGCTGGAGTGGACCCGCGCACCGGGAAGGCGGACGGCAGCCGGGGATGGTTGGTCAACCCCGACAAGGTGATTTCTGCGCTTCAAGGAATCTCCGACTTCAACCAAAAGTTGAAGAGAGACATTATCAGCACTACTTCTGGCGGGACGCCGGCAACTGGTGGTCATCCAGCGGGCCGCAAGGCAAGTCCAGCCGCAGCGCTACCGCCCGAAGCTAAAGCGAAGTTGAAAGAAGGCGTTCACACTACGTTCGCCAACGGACAGACGTGGATGCTTCAAGGCGGTCAGCCGGTACAGGTTCAATAATGCCATCCGCGTGGGATGTAGTAGACGAGAAGGTCGCCGATCCGTGGGGTGTTGTCGATGAAAAGCCCCTCGCGAATCCGGCCATGTTGCCGTTACCGAAAGCTGGCCAACCTCCAGCGGTAAACATGCAGGAGCAGGCAGGACCGCTGTCAAGCATGTGGCACAGTTTCACCAGTGCGGTGAATCCTGTTCCCGCTTTCAAAGAATATCTCAACCGCCCGAACGAAAACCGGAAGCTATCCGGCGCGATGGAGGCCATCGGCAAAGCGCAGGAACAGAAGCGCGAACTTACCCCTGAAGAAAACGACGCCGTTGAGACAGGCATGAATGCCCAAGTGAATAACCCGATGGCATACACGCCGGGGCCGTTCACGGAACCAGCGGTGCAAGCCGCGCAACAGGTCGCAACCGGAGATCCGGCTGGTGCGGTGGGTACTCTTGCTGGCGGCTATGCGCTTCCGGCCGCAATCCCCGGCATTGTGAAGGGAGCGCGTAAGATCGCCAGTGCGGTTGGTGGTACAGGCGAAGCAGTCGCTACGAGATCGCTCGGGGCCACGACGGGCGCTGGAAACGTCCCAATGAGCGAGGCGCTGAATAATCCAACGCCTGCGCTTGTGAAGCGAATGCGCCAGCCGGACGAAATGGCGGTAGTGAATGATTTCAAAGACGCCGTACAGAACGTAAAGGAATCGCGGGGCGCTGAGTATCGGCAGGCGCTGGAGAAAGTCGGCAATGAAGCTCCACCGGACATTACCCCGGAGGACGTTCAGGACAAGGCATTCCAGCAACTTGGCGAGTTCAATATCAAAGTCCGGCGCGTGCCGCCGAGACCCGAAGTGCCAGAACTGCCGCACACCATTACTCCAGAGCAGTTGAAACAGTATCAAATTGCGGAGGCGGCGCAGAAATCCTGGGATGAGGCATTTGAGGGCAGGCAGCCGGGCGATCTACTGGATCTGGATTTCTCAAAGTCCACCATTCACAACCCTGCGGACCAAGCTCGCGTTAAGGGGATCGTGAGCGACGTTCTGAACTGGGGCAAAGACGCGAATGATTTCACGGTACTTGGGCTGGACACGTTGAAGCGGCGCATCCGTGACTTCTATTCGGATTCGAGCCAAGCACGGGCTTTGGTAAAGCGAATGGATGCGACTGTCACCGATTCATTGAACACCGTGCCTGGTTACCAGGACATGACGAAGGGATACGCGGAAGCATCCGACTTCTTGGATCAACTCGGGGAATTCTCCCTAGATGCCAAGAACCCCGGCACGGCGATCCGCAAGCTCACCTATGCGCTCAAGCAGAACAATCAGTACCGACAGGTGCTCACTGAGGCGCTGGATCAATACACCGACAAAGACCTGATGGGCCAACTAGCGGGACAGCATTTAAGCAACTGGACGCCGCGCGGTTTGGCTGCGTTCGGCGCTGGTGGGGCGCTGCTATGGAAGCTCATGAGCGGCACGATCACCCCGCACGCAGTAGTGGCGCTCTCAGTGACCTCGCCCCGGCTCATGGGCGAATTGATGCTGGCAATGTCCAAGGTCAAGCCCGCTATCGGAGCAGCGGGCGATGCTGCGCAAGCCATAGCGCAAAAGAGTGTGCCGGCCGCTGCTGCATTCCAAGCGTCCAAGCCGCCGATGCTCCCTGTGGAAAAGCCACCCGCACTCAGCGCCAACGAAGCCGACAAGGTGTTCCCGCGCGAGCATCTGCCGGAGTTGGCGCAGCAGCGCGGCGTCACCATCGACGAACTCAAGCGCGAACTCGAAACGCTCGGCTACCAGATCAAATAGCAAATGCCGCTCACGCACGGCGATATCGAGGGCTTTCTGCATTCGCAGATAGCCAAGATGGGGCACCCCGCGCATGCAGGCCGTCGCGAGGCTCTGGCACACATCGTAGAGCACAACCGCCAGCGGATGCTCCACAAGATCACCGAAGACACCGAGCAGCACTCAAAGGAACATAACGATGCCCTCGCAGCCGCCGCCCCAGACAACGGGCCAACAGACGACAGCGCAGCCGATTCAGCAGGGCCGCCTGAAGCGGGGAGTAGCGAAGAAGCTAAAGGCGCTCCAGCGTTGACCATCGTGATCGTCGGCCATCCAGCCGCCAAAGGGAGACTACCGAAATGAAGAAGATCCTGATTCTCGCCGTGTTTGCAATGGCGGCCGGATTCGCGCAAGCGCCGCTTGAGTGTTACTACGCGAACTCGAATCCATGCCAGACCATCAACGCTTTCTCGGGCGCCAACTTAACGAGTTCGTGCTACGCCAGAAGCGTCGATCCGAACTCGGGCATTCGCAAGAATACATCCGTCGCGGTCAGCGCCGCTACGAATGCCAGCCCTGTTGTCTTGACTAGCACTGGGCATGGCTTTGCGCTCGGGTCACGACCGAATGTCACGATAGCCGGCGGCACCGGGAACTGGACAGCCATCAACGGGACATTCACGGCTACCGTTGTGGACGCTAACACATTCAGCATTCCGGTTGACTCTACGGCATTTGGCGCACTCGCCGGAACGATCACGTTCACAACTACAGCGCCGCGCTCGACCCAAGCGGAATGGGCCGTGAAGCTATTCGCCTACGACGGTAGCGGCAATAACATCGGAGCGTTCTGGATGAACGGGATTAGCAGCATGACGCAGAAGTGCTCCGATGCAGCCGTAGCGACCACCAACATTCAGTAACAGGAGAAGAGTACATGAAGAGCGTTTTGATGCTGGCGGCGCTGGTCAGCCTCCCGTTGAGTGCTCAGTATCGACTGATCCCCAACCCGGCGACCGGCAATATGGACTTTGTTACTACCGTTGTAGGCAGCGGCAATACAAACGGAGGCGTGTACATTGACTCAAACGGGCAATTCCACGCGACGGCCACTGGCGGTGCAGGGACGTTGTGCTGGACTAGCGCCAATGGCGGCGCTCCGGTCTGGGGTGCTTGCTCCGGTTCGGCAGCCACAGCATTCTCGGCGCTAACCGGAAGCACGAATACGTCTGCCGCGATGGTAATTGGCAGCGGCGCGTCATTGACCTACACGGGCACCGGAACGATCAACGCGGGCCTCATCAATAGCGTCGCGCTCTCTTCGCTCGGCACGGGGATACTTAAGAACACCACGGCTACCGGGGTTCCTTCGATTGCAGTGGGCGCTGATATCCCTGCTGTCGGTACTAGCGGCCAAGTCCCGTACAACAACGGCTCCGGCGCGTATGCCGCCGATTCCGGGCTGGCGTATAACAGCGGCACTAAGGCGCTAGGCGTTATCGGGACCGTCACGACCGGGCAATCGGGTACTGGCACCGGGGCGGTCAAGTTCAATGGCACGACTTCGGGCACCGTTACAGAGACAGTCTCGGCGGCGGCCGGTTCGGGCACCTTCCTGTGGCCAGTTCTCGGGGCATCGAACAATACGGCGGCGGTCATTCCATCGACGGTCACGCCGGCGGATAACGACTGCGCCAAATTCACGGTAGTCGGAGGCGTGGCGACGCTGAACACTGCCGGCGCTGCTTGCGGTAGCGGCGGAGGTACTCCTACCTTCCCCATCACAGTGGGCGGCACGGTGAACTCTGGCGGCATCCCGTACTTCAGCGGGGCCACAACCGAATCCTCCTCCGCTGCCCTGACCGCCAACAACCCCGTGATCGGCGGTGGCGCTGGTGTGGCGCCGTCCTCTGGCACGCGAACGGGGAACACCACGGTCTTCGCTACCTCCACCGGCGCTCTGACCAACGGCCATTGCCTGCAAGTGGACGCGAACGGTAACGTAGTGGATTCCGGTTCGACCAACTGCGGCGGCGGGGGATCGGTCGCATGGTCGGGAATCGGGAATGCTACGGCGGACCTGACGCTTGCCAATGTCGGCTTCAACACGACCTTCAACCAGACCAGCGCGACAAATTGGAAATGGGCGAACACGACCGCAGCCGTCGTTGGCACTTCGCAAAGCTCTCCGATCCTCAATCTCTGCGGCACCGCCTTTCATGGGTCGGCTTCGGTAGCGGATTGCTTGACGCTGCAAGATATTCCAGGGGCAGGCAACGACGCCGCGATCACGTTCGCGGTAGGGCACCCCGGCCCCTCGAACGGCACCGTCACGACCACCTTCCCCGGCCCGGTCCAAGCCGGATCGTCGGGTGGCGTCGGCGGTTCTTTAACTCTTCCTGAAGGCACTGCGGCCTCGGCGTCCGCCTCGAACGATGTCTGCTATGGAGACTCAACGCTCCATGGAGTCAAATGCGCGTTTAACAACGGCTCGTTCCTGAACCTGCCACTAGAGACAGGGACCATGACGTCAGGCGACGTGGTGAGCGTGAACGCCACTACGAACTTGATCCAAGATGCAGGGTTCCTCGCATCTAACGTGGTTCGCAAGGATGCTTCTAACACGGCAGGGGCGTCCATGGTGCTCGATATGAGCGCGGCGTCCGCTACGACCGGTCTAAGAATACCTACGGTGGCGGGCGCGATCCCTACTGTCGATGGCTTCCTGGCCAGCAACCTAACCAATCACACACTGGCGTTTGGCTCGAACGGAAATACCGGAGTAGCTGCGATGGCGGCGACAGGTACCGGCACGGCCACAACCTGCACCAATCAGGTAGTGACAGCCGTGAGTGGTGTGGCGGTGCCGACGTGTACGACCATTGTAGGCGGCATGATAGCGTCGTCCACAATCGATCTAACAAGCAAAGTGACTGGCGTGCTACCTAGCGCGAATGGCGGAACCGGAGTGAACAATACGGCCACGCTGACCCTCGGATCGTCGAATCAGAACTGGGCGACACTCGGGACAGGCATCGTCAAGAATACGACGACGACAGGTGCGTTGAGCGACGCGGACGCGACCGACATGGCGACGATCAGCTATGTCGCGGGCGGTGGTACAGCACAAGCCCAGACCGCGACCTACTCTCCAGCAATCGGCTCGCTCGTTGCTGGCACCAGGGTATGCTGGCTTCCTGCCGCGGCCAATACCGCCGCCGCCCCGACCTTCGCTCCGAACGGATTGACGGCCCACACTATCGTGAAGGCAGGCGGGGCGCTGGTGGCGAATGACATTATCACGACTGCAATAGCGTGTGCGATCTATGACGCAACAGGAACTCAGTGGGAACTTCAAAATCCACAGACAGTGGCAGCGGGTGGCTCTGGCTACACGACAATTGACACGACAGGACCGGGCGGGGCACTCCCCGCCACAACCGCGCAGACGCAAAGAGCTACTTTTAATTATCAGTATCCCTTGGTAGCTCAAGACAATTCAGGCAGCACCCGGACTGACGTTTCGATTGTGGGCGCTTGTGACCCAAGAAAATACGCTTGCGAATATGATGAGTTCCTAGGAACAACCTCTACAGGCGGTCTTATCAATGGCGGATTGGGATTTACCATCAACGGTACAGGAGGCACTGGTTCCGTTATCACATCTTCCCCCACCGGAACTTATGGGGTCTGGCAATGTGCTACGGATACCACCAACGGACACAATTGCGATTTTTCACAGGTCACTGCTCCTTACACCATTTGGGGAAACAAGACCTTTGATATTCAGTTTCGCGCAGCCATAAGCGCAACAACGTCCATATCGTTTTTTGGAGGCGTTAGCGTTGGTAACGCTGGTGAAGCAAATTCCGACTACCTCGGCATCGGATACGACACAAGTCAAGGCACTCCCGATACTACGTATATGTGCGTAGCAGCTAAAAGTGCCGGGGGCGTGACGCGAACTTCCATAGCGGCAGCCCCTGCGGTGGATACTGGGTTTCACACTTTCCGCATTAGGTCTACCACGGCCGGCACGATACTGTGCTCGGTTGATGGCTCAGCAGAAACCACAGTAACAGGCGCGGCTGTGCCGAATACGAATGCGCTGTCCCCGGACTTCAGCGTCATAACCAGGACAACGGCAGCGCGGAATTTTCAAGCTGATTTTTGGATGTCTTCTATTGCGATAACTAGATAGCTCAAACAAACCATAATGGACATTTTCGTAGTTTTGTTATTAGCTCAAACTCTGAACTCTGGAGTGCTGAGCAATGGCGCAGCGCTGGGTTCATCCTCATGGGTAGGCGGAACGATTGTTGTCGAGGGCGACTCAATCCCCGCCAACACCGGAGAATTGAGCAATACTGTGACAGCAGACCGCTATGGGGATCAACTCGTCAGCGCACTGCTTGGCAGTTCCGGGCATTCCTATGCATACTTCAACGTCGCTCGGGGCGGTACGTGCGTCGGGCTTACATGCTCGCTCCTACCCTCTATGTTATCGGTAGCCGCAGCCAACGTAGATGCTCATTTTAATGCTACCAGTGGTTGGAAAAACGTGGCCATCCTGAATGGCGGCTATAATGACTACTACAACTCCCAGACCGTCGCCCAGATCAAAGCAGATATCCATACATGGCTCTGCACTCGTAAGAATGTAGGGTTTAAGGTGGTCGTAGTGACGCCCACTAGCGGCCCGAATTTTAACGGAGTCTCGCCGCCTGGCACGAGCGCTTCTCAGGGACAGGCCGACCGACAGGCGATTCGGGATGATTTAGTAACACCGAGAACATGCACCGACGTAAACGGCGCTTGGGCCTTTAACGTTCCAGATGCTGTCGCGGACCTATTTTCTGACACGGAGGTGGGTTGTCAGACATGCTATACGATCGGCACCGATGGCAGCAACCCGAGTGCTCATTGTCAATTTTTAGCAGGGCCGCATCCGACAGGTCCGACAGGCAAGGCTGCGCAGGGTGGGTGCGGAGGTATTAGCACTGATAACGGATACCAGAGATTTGCTTCAACGTCTCCATTCTCTCTAAAATCGGCACTCTCAACTATCGGGATCAATTGAAATTCCTCCCACGACTAATCATGCGGCCTGCGGCGTTGTTATTGCTGTTCGGATGCCGGTTGCTGGCGCAACCCGATATCACCACAATCAACTTCGGTAACGTGCGCCAGGACAATGTGCCGTATCTTCAGACTGTGACTGTCTCTGGCGCTGGAGCAGTATCGAAAGGGGCCTGTACAGACGTCGCCGCACCTGCCCCATTTGGGACTAACGCCCTATGCAACTCTGGCAACCTGCACGTCGATATCGACGGCGCATTCTCGCCTCCGACGCAGAAGATCCAGGTCTGGATCGCGGGGCCGACTAACATCGGCACCTATCAATCCACACAGGTCATCACCGGGTGTTCGGTCGGGTGTCCGTTCACTATCACGGTCAACCTGACCGGCGTAGCGTGGACTCCAGCCCTTTTCACCACCATCGGCGGCGGCCCCTGCGTCGGATGTACGAATTCCGACCCTGGATTTCAAGACACCGACACCGCCAATAAGGATTCATTCATGCTCAAACTACTGATCACCGCAAGTCTGTTGTGCGCCTGTGCGTTTGCGCAGTGCGGGAAGTTGGTCGTCAACCCGGTCACGGGGCAACTGGACTGCGTAGGCACTGCTGCTGCCGTCACATCCAACCCGTTCGACATGACATCCTTCGTAGTTCGGGAAAACTGGCTGAGCGATGCTCCATCGGCTACGAATGCGGTCGGTACATACGGCGTTGGCTTTTCAAACACCGGAGGCAATTCGTACACACTGACTGCTGGCCCTGATTTCAACCATCACCACTTCATCCGTATGGGCGTCACCAACACCAATAATAACGATGCGTGTTATGTGATGTCCATGAATCAGGCTACGGTTCAGACCCTAGTGCTTGCAGGACTGAACGCCCCAGGGTCTGGGCAGGTAGAGTTTGGTGGAGTATTCAGGGTTCCAGCCATTACGAACGTCAATGTACGAATTGGTCTAACTGGGGCAGGACTGCCGACCTGCCAGAGCGCCGAGACGGTTGCGGAAGGGGTTTACCTCCGCTTCTCTACGGGTTCCTCCGATACTACTTGGAAATTCATCACTTCTGCCGCAAGCGCGAACACTGTTACCGACACCGGTGTGGCCGTTACGGCTGGCACTTGGTATCTGATACGGATCTACATCAACGCGGCCAATACCTGGAAAGTTGACATCACTCCAGGCGGCGGAGCGACCACCACAAAGACCAATACGACCAATATTTCAACGGCCGCCTTAAGCCCGAATATCTATCTAAAGACGCTGTCAACCGTAGCAAATAATCTGGATATCCTGCCCCCTACAGTATTTGATATTACAGGGAGGATCGTGCCGTGATGCCCGTGACGTTACGTTTGCTATTGCTGTGCTTTCCGGTTTGTGCGTGGTCCCAAATCACACTCGGTACCTTTCCGTTGAGCGGTGGAGAAGTCTGTCCTGCGAATCCAGCCCTGTTGTTTCAAGAAACTGGTCCAAACTCTGACGGCACGGGTCCCCCGAATGGTCAAGTTGCGTACGCACAATGCGTAGGCATCGCTACATCCAACGGCACACTGACGGTTGGCGCGTGGGTAGGCGACACGTTTTCGATGATGAAAACGCGACTGTGTACACCGGCATCGAAGGGACAGCCGTGCGTCACCGCTACTTCTGCACCCGCGTTGCTCTGGATCTACAGCGATGACACTACGTTCTTCTTCAAGACTGCTGGCACGTCCGTAACGCCGTCTGTCACCATCACCGACCAGGGCACCGGTTCCCAGACAATCAACGTCACATATCAGATGGTGCAGAACCCGGTAAAAGTCAAGTACACGTCACTCGCAAAACAGGCGGGCTGCACACAGTCCGATACGCACGTGTTTCGCCAAGGGGACCTGGACACGTGCGGTGCAAACAAGCCGTCAACGTTCTGGTCAAACAGCGGTGCCGTGCTTGCAACGGGAGCGAAGCTGGTAGATTCCATTTTCGGACTCATCATGACTGTGATTACTCCCACCGAACGCACACAGACACAGGACGCGATAGAGTCTCCATTCAACTGCGTGCCCTACTGCGCCGGTACGCCGCTTGTGAGCACCGTGGACATGGCCGGTTTTCAATTCCTCACCAACCCCGACACAGGCGGCGACGTTTGGACGAGCACCCCGGCAGGTGGACCGAACACGTTGAGATTTTTTGGCAACGACTGGCGTACCGGCATGTATTACACACAGTCTGACTTGAACATTCACAAAGTCACGTTCACCGCCGCGCCGAGCACCTGGACGGATACGCCCTACTCATTCACTCCAGGTGACGGTGGAACGGCGACAGTGTTGGATCCTAATCGGGATGGGGAATTGTCGCCCGATAACTGGGGCTGTGCAATATTCAAAGGCGGAACCAGCCGAAGCGCCGCGTTTGTAGACTTCAACACCTCGCCATACACACTGCATCAATTCAGTTATCAAATCGGCTCCATTGCTTCCAACCCGGATGTCTGTCAAGTGTCGATGGGCGTGGATCGTGTTTCCGGCTACCGCTACATGATAATCGTTTACAGCGACACAGCCCGGTACGCCCCGCGACTGTTCGGTTACAACCCAACAACCAATGCGGTGACTGATTTGGGGTGGATGCCGATGATTCCGTTTTCCCCAACCGTATCCGGCAACCTTTGGTTTGGTAAAGCCACAAGCGATGCGGCGGTACAGGACAACAATTCAAACGCCTACATCTGGGGACACGCGACATGGGTGCAGCGCAATGGGATTCAGTACATCACCGACGCCGGACTCGACATCAACCGGCACACGCAGTGGGGGATGGTGGGATTGATTCGGGTGAATGCCGGGTTGAACATGATGGTAGACGAAGCGTTCGGCGGCGGGATGACGGTCGTGCAAACCATCTTCACCAACGGTGCCCAATTCGACACTCACATTGCAGCCGCGAAAGCCCCGAATTCCGCCCGAATTGTAATCCTCGTTTCTTCCGAGTACTACACACAGGCGAATGCAATCACGGGGATCACAAATGGTGCGAGCCCTAACTTGACGATAGGAAGTCACACTTTTCTGGCGAACGACCCGATACACATTAGCGGCGTACCGGGATGCACAAATGCCAACGGACCCACCACTGTTACATCCGTGCCCGATGGCACGCACATCATAGTGAATTCCTTCACTTGCAACTCGCCTTGGATACCCACGACTAACGGGCACGGTAGTAACTGCGGGAGCGGTGGAGCGGTGGCGCGCGACGTTAACAACGTGAATTTCCCGCACGTCATCGAAGCGGTGCTGTACATCCTGGACGAGTACGGCAATTGGGAAGTGCGACGGATAGGACGGCTCCCTCACATGGTATACTCTTCCGGCTATTGCTTCACAGCCGGGTACTTCGACCAGCCGCGTTGTTCACTCAACTTCACAGGTGAACAGGCGGCTTGTGCTGTCAACCCGAACGGAGTAGACCAGTTGCAAGTCATCACGTTCCGCACCGGGTATAGGGACACTCCTCCAGCATGGAAGTGCTGTTACGCTTATTGATAGTAGAAGGTTACGGCAAGAGCTAGCACCGGACCAAACAGCCATGCTATCCAGGCTATGCCACGGTATCGAATCCATCCATTGCGGGCTGAAACAACCAACAGAAACGAAATCGATATCAGCAGTAGCAGCATCGATCTTGGCTCAGGTACGGCAGAGGTTTCAGGCGACGGCGGGTCCGTTGCGGTTACCGACAAGATGTAGATGGATGACGTTACTGTATTGCTTCCGGCTGATGTTGCTTTGAGATCGACTCCCCAGGAAACTGGTTGATTGGCGGTAATCGGCTCATTCATCGTAAAACTTCGCGTATGAGGGGTTTGGTCTCCCTGCTCTACCGAGAAGCTTCCCGCTGGCTGGTTGTTGAAAAAAAAGTCGGCATCTACAGCTCCGTTCCCCAGATCTAGGATTATCGAATACGCAATATCGAACGTTACTGACAGAGTTCCGCTAGAGGTTGGGATCGTCGATTCGTTCCACAAAAAATCAGACTGCGCCTGGGCGCTATTGCCGATGTATCCAAAGCCCACCACGGAAGCAAAAGCCCCATCTTTTAGAGTCGGGGTCCCGGAGATTGCAATCATTCCAAAGTATCCATCCGGGCAGGTGGCTTGCTGGTCGCCGCTCCCAGACGCCGAAACCGAAACGTATTGCAATGAAGAGTTACGGCATGTAGTTGAAACCGCACTTGTGATTGTAGAGCAATTCAACGACAAATGGAGGGCGGCGGTAAAGAGCAGTAGGATGCGCACCATAGCGGCTTGTGGACGCCAGCGCAGGGGCGAAACGTTTCGCGGAAATTATGAGCTTCTATACCGAGATAATCCAGCACGATCCACGGTTCCACTCGAACGATAGTATCCGCGACTTGAATCTCCTAGAGCCGATAACCCGCCGTGCGGTGGAGAACATCATTGCAGATGCCGCTGTAGCAAATATCACGCTCATGGTCACGGAGACGTTTCGATCAAAGGAACGGCAGGTGGTTCTCTTCAATCAAGGGGCGTCGCATCTGAAGGATGTCGGGGTTCACCATTACGGACTGGCGTGCGATTTCGCCAAGGTCATTGACGGCAAGCCGTCATGGGCTGGCGATTGGGGTTTTCTGCGCGATCTAGCTAAAAAGCACGGCCTAATAAGCGGGCTCGACTGGGGGCAGCCATACGCGAAGCATTCCTTTGTGGACCCGGATCATGTACAGAGGATCATGATTTGGGAGCAGGCACGTTTGTTCAGCGGAGACTGGTACCCGGCTGATCCAAGCATAGAAATAGCGGTATGACGGCGCAAAAAGATCGACTCGTTCAAGTTCTTCAAGGGTGTGTAGGTGAATCTGCACCCTGTCGCCATTCTGCTGGAGTCCATTCCGGGTGACCCATCATGCGATGGTCTCTTGCGTCCCGCCTGTTATTTATCGCGCTAAGGATCAGACCGGAGCCTAAAAATATGACGCCGATTATTTTAAGTGCGAATGCCAAGAGATCCATTGCAACTATTCTACTCCTCGCGGCCACGCTCCACGCCACGACGTGGTACTTGAAACCATATCGCGCCGGCTGCGAGGAAAGCGGAGATCGGGCGCACCCATGCTATCGTATGATCCGCGCTTAACACGAAGAGCGCCGCGCTTCCGGCCAAAGCAACTAAATACGGTGCCCATTTCTCTGCTTTCATCATGAAACCTCTACTCATTCTACTACTGGCCTTCTCGCTTCGCGCCGCCGACGTGCGCGTGCTCTGCACGCCGTCTCACGCAGGATCGGCTGGAGCCACGAGCTGAACATCAGTGATAAACACATTACTTGGATTTGTGCTGGTGCCGAAGATCGGCCGCTGCCATTCGGTTGGGATATCGAGCTGATCGAGAAGGGTCTTGCCGGGTTGAGACGGCTCAGGTTGAAGTGCATACCGCAGAATATTCAAGTCTTCTTTTAGACCGCCAAGTATCGGAGTGCCATCGTCCATTACCCCTTCGTGCGCGAATTGCGGGAGCCGCTTGCAAATGTCTTCCTGTTGTCGCACTCGCTCCTTGAGCAAAACGTTGAGCATGTGAATCGCCCGTTTTCGTAGTTGGATTTGATCCATAATGAAACCTCTCCTAGTTAGTTTACTCCTGATCGTCGCCATTCGCGCCGCCGACGTGAAGGTGCTTTGCACGCCGGAGCCGCTGGCGGCCAACCTGCCGGGGATGTCGCAGCTTGGAATTTGGAATGTGATGCTGGTGAATACTATCCCGCACGCCGTGACCATCTCGCCGGAGCAGGTGCGCATGGCTGTGCCGCAACTGCACATGGTGGATCCGAAGCGCGTCCAGCAGATCGCCATGCGCACGTATAACTCCAGCAAGTTTCAGCGGCTGCTCCGTGTGATGGGCTACGCCGATCTCGTTGGCCCCGTACTGGTCGGCAACGGCCGCGGCCTGATCTCCGTATCGCCAACCGGGATTGCGATCACCGCCCTGGTCTCGATGGTGCTGCACCGGACCAGCGACAACCTGAAGGCGCAACTGCCGGATCTCGCGGCATACGAGAGCAGCGCACTGACGGGCGACATCACGCTAGAGGCCGCCGGCACGCATGGGGCGTCGATCACGCTCACGGTGTACGCCGGAAAGATGAAGGGTGCCCACGAACTCACGGGCGTGGTCTACAGCGAGACGGACGACGGGATGTTCCCGCGCCTGCCGCCGAAGCTTGACGGGGCCGGGCTCCTATGCCGATCCGGAGATTGCGCAACTACAATGCCAAAGAGCAGCATCCGAGAAGACCCGAAGCTCGGGGCTAAGGCCGAGGCGATTCCTTGGGTGACGATGGCCGAGATGTGCGGAATTTGAGGCTATCAATCCGTCGCAGCGAGTCCCATTCTACGGTTGAGCAAAAAGGCATCCACTGGCACTGAGCACGACTCAAGACCAGTTCGTAGAAAAATGGAACATCATTTCGGTTGTTGGCGAATAGTTGCGGTATCAACATGCCGAACAAAAGCATAAACAAGATCCCAAGCAAGGCCGCGCATTGCACGGAGAAAACTGCAATGACCAACCAAGTAGGCACCCCCGACCACGCGCGCCTGTGTCGCCCTAGCAATGCTATATGGGCACCAATCATTGTCTTTCGTAGCATACCACCTTGCGCGTAATCCTGAGACCGAAACCAATCATGCCTAGATCCGACCAACCATCGCTCGACCTGCTCATCATGTTCCTCGGGCTGACGCTCGCAATCATGGGCGCACTCACAGTATTCTTCACGCCGAAATACGAGACAGGATTCCAGCTAATCATCATGGCGCTGCTGTCTGCCTTCAGCGGGGCTTGCGGCGCGAAGTGGGGCCTGTCGCAGCAAGCCACCACACCGCCGCCCGCTGGAACCGTTCAACGCACCGAGTTGTCCACCAAGACCACCGAAGTCGCGCCCGCCGTCCCACCTCAGCCAACCGAAGTAAAGGAGAACCATCCATGATAATTTACTTGAGTTTATTGGTCGCCCTGGTGGGCGTCCTGATGTACGCACTTTCCGCGAATCCGAAGCTACAGGAGATCGGCCGCATCTCGTTTGCGATGGGCCTACTCGCTTTCCTGCTGCGAGTCAGCGACGCCGCTTTCCAGATCATCAAGTGATGCCATGTGGCTTATCTTGTTGATCGTTCTCATCCTGCTGCTGATCGGCGGATTACCGACGTGGCCCCACTCGCAAGGCTGGGGCTACGGGCCATCCGGCGTAGTGGGCCTGATTCTGGTCATCATCCTGATCTTGCTGCTGCTCGGAAAATTGTAAATGGACTTCAACAACATCCCAACCGCTGCGGCGATCACGATGTTCGGTGCTGTCGCGGCTGGCCCAGTGCTGGCGGCATTCAATTCTTGGCTGGCGAACCGCAACGCCAAGCGAGCAGCGGACGCCGCGAAGCTCGTGGCGGATGCGCTCAAAGAGAGCCATAGCACTACGGACGTTAAGCTCGCCGAGATACATACGCTGGTGAACAGCCGTCTCACCGAAGCGCTGGACTACATTCACAAGCTGGAAGTGTTGCTGCGCGACGCGACGGGACGGCCAGTAGAGGGAGAGCCGCATGGCCGATGAGATCCGCCTAGTCGCGCAGCGTACGGTAGCCTACAGCCGCGACTGCCCGGTATGCGGTAGCACGAACCGTATCGCCTTCCACGACGGCATGAAGGCCGACCAGACCTGCAAGCACTACATCGGCATGGCTCCTAAAGACGTGCGCCCTAACACCGAGGACGTGGCTTACATCGTGTTCGGCAAGGAATGAGGCATTGGAGGAAGGTGGAGGAATCGAACCCCTATGGTTCAGCACCATACCGCTGCTTTCGAGGCAGTTTGCCGACCTTCGACGGCACCTTCCGGGGAATACGTCGTGGCCGCCCATGAATCTCTCATGGTGTCCTTCGCCCGGAGGAGGTCAAGTCCTTCCGGGGACCACGAAAATCTGGTCCAGGCGGCTGGATTCGAACCAGCGTGGGCTTGCTCCCAAGGCAAGTGGGTGGCCGCTACCCGACGCCTGGATTTTGGTGGACTCGCTCGGATTTGAACCGAGATCTGACTGGGTGCAGGCCAGCCGCTCTCCCGTTGAGCTACAAGCCCACAAGAGAGCGATTTACGGGCGTGCTGATGATGATGGGGTTGGAGGATTGGAGCCGGTGACAGGAATCGAACCTGCGCAGTCCGCTTTACAGGAGCGGTGCTCAGCCAACGCGAGCGACACCGGCCCGCGCGTGGTTCCTGTGGTTGTTTGCTCCACGAGATAAGCATATCACAATGAAACTCGCATTCAAACTGGTATCCGCCGGTGGCCTGATCGACCGCGCAATCGGCTGGTGGACCCAATCGCCCTACTGCCACGTCGAGCTGGTGTTCGACCAGATGGGCGTGCCCGATGATTGCTTCAGCGCCGATCCGAAGCGTGGCGTGCGGTTCACGCATGTGGATTGGAGCGACACCAAGACGTGGAAGGTGGTCGGTCTGGCGGTGTCGGAGAGCCAGGAGCGCGTGGCCTACTTCTTTGCTCGTGATGCGCTCGTAGGGCGAAAATACAACAAGCGCGGCATCCTGAGATTCTTGTTCGGATTCGTTAGCAGCAAGCCAAACGAGGAGTTCTGCTCACAGGTCATTCTGATTGATTGCCAACACATTGGGCTGTGGCCGGGCGATCCTCCGGTTCGCATCGACCCAGGCTTTCTAGCACAATTGGCGGAAGCGGAGTAAGCGGCTTCCGATCTTATCCACGAAAGGCACCCATTCCACAATGAGGTTCACATGCACTACGTCGAGGTTGACCTGTACGTATCGGAGCAGGCCATGTGGTTTCGCACTCTAGTCTTTTTCATCGCCGGTCTGTTTAGCCTCGCTGTGCTGGTGATGACCGCACAAGAGCGCTTCCGCTATATCCCGCAAAACGAGAAGGCTGAAGCGGCCTTCCAACAATCGCTACAGAATGCGGAACACCTCACGCAGCTTGAACGTTCCGTATCCGATCTCCGGGCGCTGTCCCTCGATGTTCGGCTGACCAAAATCGAGGCTACGCTCGACACCATCTGGAAACTGTTGATGGGCATCCTGGTTCCGCTGGTGCTGCTGATCTTTGACCGCTTTATCATTAGCGTCATACCGATGTTCCGCAGAAAGTCCGATAGTAACTAAAAGGAGCATTACAAATGAAGAAACTTGCCATCACCATTTTTGCCGTCGTAGTACTGGCGGTCGGCTACAAGGTGAGTACCGGATCCTTCGATATTGATCCTCCTCCCTGTTGGCCGCAATGTACCCCGGTTAAGTAGGGAGATTTGCCTCGCCCGCAGAATTGTGGCACACTTGCTCTACCGTGTGGATACAACTTCTGCGGGGCGGGGCGGTCATAGCTCTCGTCTTTCTGTTATCCCGCTATCTCTGGCTCGGCCTCGCTCGCCGCTATCGATTCTTCTGCACCTATGCCGCCGTCCAGCTCACCGTAACGATCTCGTTCGCCTACTTCTTTGACTTACGCTCGCAAGCCTACGCTGTGGCGTGGGTGCTCTCGCGCTGGATTATAATCGCGCTACAGATCGCCGCCGCCGCTGAGGTCTATTGGATGATCGCTTATGCGCCACGCGGCACCCGCTGGCTTCCGCTGGTGGTCATGCTGCCCGTTGCCGCCCTCGGCTCCGGCGGCTTGATGGTCGTCCAAGGCTACGCCATCACTCCCGATTCCGGCTTCCTCCGCATCCTTCAAATCACCTGCCTCGTATATTCCTCGCTCAGCTTCGCCGTCGTAATCGGTCTCCTGCTTCTCGCCGTGTTCCTGATTCTGGACGCGCAGCGCCACAATACAGTTGTCTATTGGCTCGGCCTGATGACGTACTTCACCATTCAGGGGCTGACGTTCTTTCTGCAATACATCGTTGCACTGAAGTGGGAATTGCTCTATGCGGCATTCCTGCCCGCTAATGCGGTCGTGCTGCTGTTGTGGGGATTGCTGACCACTAGCGCCGGAGAGCGGCCGCCGCCAGCGGTTAGACGACACACGCCATTTGCGGATAAGATCCGTAAGAACGGCGTGGTACGGCGGTTCAAACTTGAGTGGGAACGCGCCGCGATCTGATCGAGTCCGATAACTGGCGAAAGGATTCCTCCCGCAGTTTCGGGCGCATTCGGATCTCAAACAACAACATTAAGTCGCGTTTCAAGCGAATCATGTTGGCAAATAAAGCGCTACGTTTACCGGCCCTGTAGGATTGCAGGCAGGCTTGCAGGTTGACCGCTATCACGTAGCGCGTCAGCGCACCGCAGGCAGCCTTCCGCCGGGTATCGTCCTTGCCGGATTCGCGCATCTCGCGGATCGCCTGCGGCTCGTCCCTGGCGTCCAGCACGGGCTTCCAGCGGTCGAAGCCGGATGGGTTGGGATACAGTGGGCCGCTATTACGCCCCGGATGGTCCCGAAGCGCCTTCATTTCATCAAAGATAAGATTGCACGCCTTTTGAACTGCGGTCAGCGCAAGCTGGTACTCCTCGACTTCTTGGGTCGTCGGGTCCATCGTTATCAATGCCCCCTAAGTAACGCTGGTAACATCGTCATATTTGCACAGATTTAGCGCCAATTCAAGCGGATATTTCGGGCAGTTCTGTGGAAAACACCCGCCTAGAAATAGGTATAAGTACCACCCGCGAACAAGATTGCGATTATGGTACGTGTTTTCGTGGCTGCAAGTGCCGTGGAATCTGTCCGACATCAGCTTTTCAGAACAGAAACAGCGCCTACATGTACGGTTTTAACATTTCCAGAAGCATATTACGAAACAATCGCAACGCCACCGGCTTGCGGTTGCAGTCCTTGAGGAAAAGCCGAACGGCGTTGACGATTCGGTCTTCTTCGGTCATCGGAGGCTTCTCCTGGCTTTTTTCTGCAACCTCCTGTTTGATGTATGCGATCAGGACCGAGGCCATGTCAGTGCCCCTGTCCTCGCACAATCGCTTGAATGCCTTCCGCAGTTCGGCATCCCCAATGTCGAACGAGATCGGCACTCGATCCCCGTTAATTTCCCTATCCAAAATCGTCTCCTTGAAGATTTCCACAGATTTTCTCATCGGACATGACAACAGGCCTTGACAAGGCATGTCAACATGCTCATAATCGTGTTCAGCATGTCAGCATCAACAATACAGCAAACCGGGCAGGATTCCAAACCAAACGTCAAAATCTTCTCGACGAGGGTACCAGTATCTTTAATCACGCGTGCAAAATTTGCAGCTCTTGAATCAGGAAAAAGCGTTCAGCAACTCTTCATTGAGGCCCTGGTCTCCCACCTAGACCGCGAAGATAAAGCGAAGGCACGGAGGGCGGCGCGGTGAGAAAGGGTAAGATTCAGCGGCAAGGATCGTCCTCCTCCAGCGCCGAATACCACGCTTGGCAGCGGATTAAGGACCGATGCGGAAAACCGTCCCATCACAAGTACAAACTCTACGGCGGCAGGGGCATAAAGGTCTGCGATAGATGGCTTGTTTCCTTTTTGAATTTTTGGGCTGACATGGGACCTCGCCCAAGCCTGAAGCATTCAATCGAAAGAATCGACAACGACGGTGACTACAGTCCAGAAAATTGCCGCTGGGCGACGCGCAAGGAACAGGCCAGAAATACCAGGAGAAACAGGTGGGTGACTTTTCGGGGAGAGCGTGTGTTGTTGATCGACTTGGCTCCGCGCCTTGGCATTAAGCTCCCGACTCTTTATTGGCGCCTTCAGCACGGCTGGAACCAAGAAGAGGCCTGTACGTTTCCATTGAGGCCGGGATATCGTCCACCTTCTGTATCGGTGGACGGCGACAGCATTCTGATCTACAAGCGGGAGGCCACGCGATGAGCCATTACAAATGCATGGATTGTGGAGAGGTTCTAACGATTGGTTCTCCCCACATGCATGAAGGGACTGGCGTAGGCGGATTCGCTCGTATCGAACGCATCAAGGAGCCACAAGAGAAAGTTGTTCGTATCGAAATCCACTACGAAAACGGCGACGTGCGATTCGCTGAAGGCTCCGACGCGGACAAGATCATGGACTACTGGCAATCCGGGGAAACGATGAACTACATCCACGGCGGTAAATATGAAGGCCCAACGCTAATACTGTCCCGTGCTGGCGAGGCCACGCGATGACGCCCCGCAAGCCGCCAACCCGCGCCTCGATCCCGGACTGGAAGCGCCGCTGCGCGGTGTACAAGACGTTTCTGATGTTGGCCAACCGGGAGTTGTATCAGGTCGCGCGGGACGTGATTGCGTTCAACGAACAGCGGTGCGAGGCGCTGCCGCGAAAGGAGTCTGCCGCGTGACCACACTCGAAATACTGAGCCGCGATTGGGCTGTCGGACGACACTCGCTCACGCCGGACGATATTCTCTACATGGAATCGTGCTACGTGCGGCAAGGTAAAACTCAGGACACGCGAAAGTCTCCAGCGGGTAGCACGTTAATTTATCGTTCGACCAGTCTCACGACACGGTTGCTGGAAAAGGTCTGGAGGAACGCCGCGTGACCGCCCCGCGCACATTGCAGCTCGTACCGATCAGCTTAGCTGAGGCGAACGAGTTTGTGCGCTTGCATCACCGTCACCATAATCCGGTGCCTGGGGCAAAGTTTTGCGTGGCTGTAGCGACTCCCGGTGTGGTGCATGGCGTCGCCATCGTTGGCCGACCAATAGCACGAATGGCTGACGACGGCTGGACGCTGGAAGTCAACCGGACCTGCACGGATGGTACAAAAAACGTTAACTCGATGTTGTACGGAGCCTGCCAGCGTGCTACGTTTGCGCTCGGCTACAAAAAGCTCATCACGTACACTCTGCCAACTGAATCCGGCGCATCGCTCCGAGCTGTTGGCTGGACGTGCATCGGTTCCGCTGGCGGAGGTCGATGGAGCCGCGAGTCCCGACCGCGTATCGACACACATCCGCTTCAGGAGAAGTTGCGCTGGGAGGTGACCGCGTGACCGCCCCGCGCCTACTGTCCGGCGATGCTATTATGCGTTTGCTCAACGGGAGTGAGCGCGAAATGCCAAGACAGAGGTGTCAGAATCCAACTTTGAGACAGCGGAAGGACGGCCTGTGGTACATCCTTCCTTGGGTTGACGTGCGCGACGGTTGCGGCGGTACGGTCCGCATGAAGAAGAGGATCGTGCTCGGTCCGCTTACCAAGCGCGAAGCCATCATCAAGCGGAACCAGGTGATGGAAACCATCAACAATAGCAAGCTCGTATTGCAGAGCCAAATCAAGTTCGGCTATTTCCTGGACAACTACTACATCAAGTCGTATCTGGACCGTCCAGGAGTCCTGAAAAGCACCACGCAAGCGGCGTACATGAGCCACATCCGCGTTCACATACGCCCGACCTGGGGCGAGATGCAGATGAGCGAGATCACGACGCGGCGCCTGGACGATTGGATGGCGGCGCTGACTAAGGCCGGGTTGTCGTACAACGCGCGCCACGACCTGCTGACGATGATGAGCGGGATCTTTACCAAGGCCGAGGACTGGGGTGTGTGGGACCAGCGGAACCCGTGTAAGCGCGTGACGGTTGGCCGCAACCTTCCGGTACGCGAGAAGCGGATGCTGACCGATCAGCAGATCCGGCTGCTGCTGGCGGCGCTGCCGGATAACGGCGTGCGGCTGATGGCTGAGATTGCGCTGTTCTGCACGCTGCGGGTGTCGGAGATCATGGGCTTGCAATGGAAGCACATCGACTTCGAGAACGGCTGCATCCACGTTCGGCAGCGAATGTCCAACGACGGCGAGCTCGCTGAGCCGAAGACGCGGAAGGCATTGCGCGATCCGCAGATGGGGCATTTGGCCGAGCGGTTGAAGGCTTTCAAATATGCTGGCGTGGCGGGTAATGCCGCGCCTGGAACCGCCCCGGTATCCGGGATTGCTACACGCCAGCACCAGACCGCCGACGATTTCGTGTTCCGCTTCCCGAGCCGCAACGGGGGGTACCTGGGTTCAAATGACCTCGTTAAGAAGTACCTCAAGCCGGCCGCGAAAGCGATTGGGATCGACCATAACGGATTCGCATGGCATTCCCTGAGGCGCCAAGCAGTCACGAACTACAACTCCAGCTTGGGAGTGACGCAGGCGATGAACATGGCGGGCCACAGCACGGTTGCGATGAGCGCCCTTTACACAATGTCGGACGCTGATGCGGCGAACGCGGCGGTGCGGGCGTTCCAGGAGCGGATTGCGGGTGAACCGACCGGAGGTGTGCAGTGATTGAAAGATGCCAAGCCTACGATAAGGGACGCCATTGCAGGAAAAGCAAGAACCTGACGCGCTGTCGAATAACCATTCATCGTGAGCCAAGTTTTAACGCCAAGTTACCCGAAGGGGCAATTATTCTTCTTTGTCCCGACCATTTGCGGCTTTCTCAGCTTGAGGCATTGGTTATGCAGGATAGCCCAAAAGTGCGGTCAGCTGAACAGCAGCGCATCGCGGGCAAGCCAGAGGGCGGTGTGCAGTGATCGCCCAAGCCGTGTTGATTGAAGGTGCGGACGATGTTTATGTCCTTGACGGTTATGTCAACAAGATAACCAAGCTGCGTCGAAAGACATGGCTGGCCCGTAGCGGTATCCGCTCTTCGGTATACGAAAAGGACGCCGCGTTTGAAACATACGAGGAGGCCTGTGTCGCTCTTATAAATAGAGCCGAGCAAGTGGTCGCATCAAAGGAAGTGGAATTGGACAAAGCCAGGGAGCGTCTTAGGAGACTCCGCAAGCGTTTCCAGTTACCGGAGGGAGTGGCGCTTGACGGAATCGCGGGCAAGGCAGCGGGCGGTGTCCAGTGAAGGGGCATATTCGCAAAGCCATCGTTTTAACGCATGAGCGCACCGCTCGAACTAGAGACGGCGGCGGATTCCACAGAAAGGCTAGTCTTGGCGAGGCTAATCCGATGTCTCGCCTAAGTGCCGTCGATGTTGCTGAGATTCGCGCATCCTTCGCCGCTGGTCATGATGTCAAAGTCATTGCCGCGAAGTATAATCTCAAACTTCAGTATTGCCGCGAGATCATCAGCGGAAAGTACTGGCGTCACGTTCCTGGGATTCCGAGCAGCGTGGCTATCCTTCCAAAGCGCTTGCATTTGGGCTGCGATCCGATGTGCGGAGAGTGCGTGGCGGTGCAGGAGGCATTCAACGACAAGATGGAGGTCTACGTTGAGAAGGCCAGGCGCTCGTTCTGGAAAGAAATGCGCCGTTTGCTTCCCGGTATGTTCGCTGCCGAATATCCTAAATGGCTTGATCTTGAAGTTAAGGAATTTAACGTTCGCACGCTTGAGATCGCAGCCGATTGGGCTTTTGAAGTTTGGAACCAGGGTGTGCCCATCGCGGGCAAGCCAGAGGGAGGGGCGCGGTGAGCGAGAAGTTGAGCGATCGTAGCGTAGAGGCTCTAGGCGAAATCGTCGGGGCGTTGAATGAATATGCCGACCAGGTTGAAGCGCTGGAGCAGAAGCTGGCCGAGCGCGATGCGCTGATAGAGCGGATGGTGGATAGTCTCCGTAACGTGCTCGCGGATTGCGCTCTTTACAAGCCGGAGATATGGACCGCTCGCATGGACGATGCCACGGCACTATTGCGAGAGATGGATTGCGTACCACTCGCCGCGACCGAGCAGGCCGCGCCGGAAGGGGCGCTAACCGAGGGAGGGGCGCGGTGAGAACCGAAGCAGAAGTCCGGGCAATGGTTGGTAGGTTTGAACGATTCAACGATAAACATCTGCAACGGATTTGTTCTGGAGTAACAGAAGAAGACTGCGGGGAAGTGGCTGTCGTGTTCAATTCAAACTCCTCGATGCTGTGCGCTCTTAGATGGGTCTTGGGCGAAGACACTATTTCGGTGCAGCAAAATGCCTCCGCCAAAGTCGGACCGGCATGAGATTCGCGCATGGATTGTCCGGTAAGTGAGAACTGGCCAGTGTTAAGTGGTTTAGTTTGCTACCACGCGCATAATTGGCAGAAGTAAGCGGGGGCCTAGATTACACAGGGCCGGGGTAGTTAAGTTGTTGAGTTTGTGAAGAACCGTTTGGGCGCTTTTTGGGCGCTGGAAAGGCGAAAGGCTGCATGAATTGGGCGTTGATGGACGGCGATGCACTCACGGTTTTACGAACGCTGGAGAGCGACAGCATCGACTGCTGTGTGACATCGCCGCCGTACTGGGGCTTGCGCGATTACGGGGTGCCTGGACAGCTCGGCCTCGAGCGCACGCCTGAGGAGTACGTCGCCCGCATGGTGGAAGTGTTCCGCGAAGTGCGGCGGGTGATTCGTGGAACGCTGTGGCTCAACATCGGGGATTCGTATGCGGGATCGAGCATGACGGGCGGAGGTAAAAGCCTCGAAACCAATCAGCACTTAGATCGGATGTTTAAGAAACCAAAGCAGGAAGTAAATGCCAAGCCCAAAGACCTCGTAGGCGTGCCATGGATGCTGGCCTTCGCGCTCCGCTCCGATGGCTGGTACCTGCGCTCCGAGATCATCTGGGCGAAGCCGAACCCGATGCCGGAGAGCGTTACGGATCGCCCGACCAAGGCGCATGAGCAGATATTCCTGCTGGCCAAGAGCGAGCGGTATTTTTACAACGCCGATGCGATTCGGGAGGCCGACTCATGTCAGCAACACCATCGGAATGTGCTCAACGGAGCACCGAGTTTAGAACCATCGGGCGGACTTCGTAATGCCCACGGTGGGTTATGGGGTACTCCAGAAAAGAATGGATCCGGGCGCAACAAGCGCTCCGTCTGGACCGTCGCCACGCAGCCGACGCCAGAAGCGCACTTTGCCACCTATCCGATTGCGCTGATTGAACCGTGCATCCTGGCAGGATCGCCGGAAAGCGGTAGCGTGCTAGACCCATTCGCGGGTGCCGGGACAACGGGACTGGCGGCACTTAAGCACGGGCGCACCTTCGTGGGGATCGAACTGAACCCGAAGTACATCGACATCGCCAATCAACGCGCCTACGAGAAGATGCCGCTATTGGCGGCAGAGGCAACCGTATGACCGCCGCCGCGTTCATCGCCGAACTCGAAGCCGCGCTGAAGGAGACGCCGGGTGCGCAGGCCGTTTGCGTCGGACAGCTACAGATGGCGAAGGCGATCGCGCTGCTGCGGGCGGGGGAGGCGATGTCGGATTCCGGACCATACCACGTAAGTCGCTTGTCTGCTTGGTCCGCGTGGGACGAAGCAGCCGCCATGTCAACTGAGTGGCGCGAGGTGCCGCGATGAACTGGAGACCTATCAAGTGCGGTTTCTGTGGGCTAGAAACCAACAATTCCGACAAGCTTTGCAACACCTGTTGGGAAGTCATAAAGCGGCTTAAGGGAATGCCCCCGGCAGTAGTCAATAAGATCCTGATCTACTGCGGACACACCCCGGTTATTGAGGCGCCGCGATGAACGAGGCCCGCTACGTGGTCGGTCTGCCGGAAGGTGGCATGAAAATCGTGATCGTTCCAAACGAACTGCGGGATGCCATCAACGCGCACCTTGACGCCGCGATAGCCCGAGCGCCCGGAGCGGAGATGGACCGCGAGTACTTCTATTCGGTGCTGCTCGCATTCTTCGATGAGAACGGCTACCTGCCGGATTTCACGCTAGAGAAATTCAAGACAGTCATGACCATCACCGATCTGCTCACCGAAATCGACCGCATGATCGCGGAGAACAATGACCCGGCGGCACTCGCCAACTTGGGCGCGGTCCTCCAGGTGAGGGGCGATGAGGCCATCCGCAAGGCCGTGGAGATTGTGCTGAAGAAGGGAGGGCGAGCCGCATGAGTTTGAGTTCTGGAGTCATCTCAACACACGACGTTCCGCAACCCTGGAGTGTTTGTAAGGCCTGCGGTTCAAGAATGAAAACGATGCCAGCCAATTACGGAGATCAGCATCGTTGTGGACCTTACGAATGGGCTGAAAGAACGAATGCGTTGCTGGAGCGGTTGATTGATATCGCTGTGGCCTTCGATGAAGCACGCAGGGGATTGCGATGACCACGATTCGCGGCACACGGCCCCGGCGCGTACCGACGTGGCTGATCCTGCTGTTCGACGCGGTGGCTCTGGTAGCTGTACTGTTCATGGCGGGCGCGTTCGGCGATGTCGGCGCGAGATTGGCGGGTGGACGATGAGCTTTACGCCGGGACCGTGGAAAGCAGTGCCGCTTGCCTCGGGAATAACCATACAGACCGACCCAGTTGATCTTCGGCGCAGTGGTATCGCAGAAGTTCGTCTTTGGCCGGGGAACGAAATAGCTAAGGGTAACGCCAGACTGATCGCCGCCGCTCCAGATCTACTGGAAGCGTGCAAAGCGGGTCGCCAGAAGCTCGTCACTTACGTTTCGGTTTACTCGGGAGATAAGGAATTGCGAAAGCTCCTGGACATGTGGGATGCCGCCATCGCCAGAGCCGAGGGCCGCACATGACCGAGCTCCGCAACACGACCGTGCAGGTGAGCGCAGAGGGCACCATCATCATCCGCATCCGCGAGACGGGCCGGGTGCTCACGATCACGCGGAAGCTGGCGAATACCGAGATGGTCGCGCTGGAGACAATGCTGGCGCGGCAGGCGGATAAGGGGGCGGCTTAGATGAAAAAAGAACCAACTGAGAAAGTTATCGAGACTTCAACCATTCGGCTCAGTGCCGATGAGACCCGCACCATTATGCGGGCTTCAATTAAAGGCAACTGTAGCAATGATTGGCGATGTTCCAGTCTCGTTGGCATGGGAATAATGCGCAAGGTACGTTCGACGCCCGATGAGTCTGTTGATAAAAAGCGAGAAGAGTTATGGAACAGAATATCGAAGGCCGTAGAAAAGCGAAATCGGACAGCGCTCGATTCTGCATCCAGCGAATTGGGCAAACTGGACAGGGACAAAGAGGCATACGTCTACGTGCTCACTGATATCGGAAAGCAAATAGCGCGTGGGATCACCGTGCGACTAAACGGACAATACGCATGACCGACGAACAGCGGCATCGCCTCGACATCGCCGAAGCCTACGCGCATCTGTTCTGGGCGCGTGCGCTGAACCCTGGCGTGGCGCGGGATGCGTTCGTCCGTGAAGCGAGAGCAGAAATTCGCCGGCTGAACCCGCCGGATGACGAGGAGAGCGAGTTGGAAGCGCGGCGCCGTCCGTGGCGCGGAGGAATGGTCGCGTGACGTCTGTCGAGCGTGCCGCGCATCTCTACGGGTGCTTCTATTCGTGGAAGGCTGCGGAAATCTGCAAAGAGGAAGGCATCTCAGCCGCGGACATGAAACGCGGTTACGAATTGTACCAAGCACGGCGAGATCAGCAGCTATTCGATGCGCGGTACTACGGTTCGCCGGAGTACGGTCGTATCACGTTAGATGAAGCTGGACTCGCGGAGGCAGTGCACGAAGAGGAGAGATTATGCCAGCAACACAAGAAGCAATAGCGGCGGCGCTCGCCGAAGAGTCGCCGTGGAGTGATGGAGTGAAGTCGCTCATCAGGTGGCAATTCGAGTTGCATAGCGATTTCAAAACCGCGCTCTGGAATGCGATTAAGACAGCGGACCAAGAGAACCTGTTGCGGCTGTCTTACGGGTTCCCGGAGGAAGTCAAGGCGTTCATCCACTGGAATTCCGGGGATCTCGGAGAGCAACTGCGTAAGTCAGGACTGGAGATATAACAATGTCGCGTAAAGCGCAATCAATCGAAGAAACAATCGGCGGCTATTTCGCCACGGCTACCGCTGAACAGTGTCGCCAGATGATGCTGATGGCTCGCGGAATCATGAACGCGCGGTTCCCGAAGCAACCGGCGACGCGCAAGCCGCGCAAGAAGGGGGAGCCAAATGTCAGCGCAGCCGCAAACTAGTCAGCGTATCCCGGCTATTGATTATCACGCCGCTCCAGGTCTATCGAATAGCGCTCTCGCTGACTTGGCTGTTTCGCCGCTGCGGTTCTGGCACTTGCATGTGAATCCCAACCGACCAGGGGAGGAATCCACGCCCTACCTGCAATTCGGAAGCGCCTTGCACACTGCTGTCTTGGAGCCCGATGAATTCGAGAAACGATATGCCTGCAAACTCGACCCAACGCTATACCCGAATTTGCTGGATACGATGGACGATCTGAAGGCGTGGCTCACGGAGCATGGGATGCAGACCAGCGCCAAGCGAAAGCGAGAACTGGTGGATCGCGTACACGCCAAAGACCCAGACGTCCCTATTCTTGAACTGCTGAAAGAAGCGCACGATGCAAAGCACGAGGGCAAGATTCAGTTTACCGTGGAGGACTGGATGCGGATCGGAGGTGCCGCTCACTCGCTCAGGAGTGAGCCCAAGGTAGCCGAGATACTGACAAATGGCGATGCGGAAGTGTCTTGCTTTGTCACCGACCCAGAGACGGGTGTACCGCTCAAGGCTCGGTTCGATTGGGTAACTCCCAAATGCACGCTAGACCTTAAGACCTTTTCTCAGCAACGATCCAAGACAATCGACAAGACTATCGCCGATGCTATTTGGTACGAGCGTTACTACATTCAGGCCTACTTTTATAGCTTGGTGCGGGCAATCTCAAGCGGAGACACGACTGCCGCAGGTCCGCAAAAGGCACCAGAGTTCATCATGGCATTCGTTGAAAGCGAAGAGCCGCACGAAGTTCGCATACGATCCTTTCGCCCGAAGGTGGCTGGCGAAATTAATCTGTTCTGGCAACGAGCGCGAATTGAGGTTCACGAGCTGATTCGACTGTATGCAGATTGCTTAGATCGATTCGGGGATAAGCCGTGGCGCGATCCACGCGATGTAGATCCACTGGAAGATCACGAGTTGCCGGCATTGTTAGCGAGTTGAAACCCTATGGCATTCATTAAAGCTGTTCGACAAACCGTTCCGATGCTCATCAGCTTGTCTGGTACAAGCGGCAGCGGGAAGACCATGAGTGGGCTGCTGTTGGCCGCTGGCTTGGCTGGAACAAACGGACGCATCGGCATGATAGACGCCGAGAACAAGCGCGGCAGTCTCTACGCGGATGATCCGTTGGTTACGTCCGCACTTCCGCAAGGCTACGAGATCGAGGAAATCTCCGCTCCGTATACCCCAAAGAAATACATAGATCGCATCACCGAGGCCGAGAAGTCAGGCATCTCCGTGTGCATCATTGACAGCACATCGCACGAGTGGGAAGGCGAGGGCGGATGCTGCGACATAGCGGAAAACAACAAATTGCGAGGCATGCCGAACTGGGCAATGGCAAAGCGCGAGCACAAGAAGTTCCTGGCTTATTGCCTGTCTTCCAACATGCATATCATCTTCTGCCTGCGTGCTAGGGAAAAGATCAAGATCGTAAAGGTCAATAACAAGGAAGAGATCGTACCGATCGGCATCCAGCCTATTGCCGAAAAGAACTTCGTATTTGAAATGCTGCTATCTCTGCAATTCGACGAGGCGACGCATTATGCACGCGGCATTAAAGTTCCGAAGATGCTCGTGGACGTGTTCCCTGGCGACCGGATGATTACGAAGGCCGACGGCGAAAGGATGCGGATCTGGAACGAAACTGGTGCCACTGCAGAACCAAACGAGCAACTGAAGAAGCGAGCTCGTTCGTCAGCAGAACAAGGCATGGCGACCTACACGGCGTTCTTTGCGGAATTGAGCACTCAGCAAAAAAAGGTCATCCGAGATTCGGTTCACGATGAACTTAAGGCAATCGCGGCATCCGCGGATAAGTCCGACGCCCCTCAGGAAGTCTCGGAGTTGCCTGATCCATTTGAGTTTAGTCCAGGCCACAGGCTCGTTTGTAAAGGCGTGCTTTACGAGGCTAATAGCGACCTGACGTCTTGGACTAAGGTTGAGCACGCAGCATAAACGGCCCGCCGAGCCAATCGGCAGAAAGGAAAACCCGTATCGCGTAAAGCCAATAGCAAGGTTCGTACCGCGAGATGTTGAAATTCCCTGATTAGCCTTCGCGAGGAGGCCGATCAGGTAGGCTGCCGCGAAATGGAGGCATCACGACCGACTCCCGTTCGGTTGCTCCAAACGGCGACAGCCGACCTGATCGAAAGGTCACGGTTTGCTGGCGGGGGAGCCACGGTTCCCTGACACCTCGGTTCACGGGCGATGATCCACGCCAGCAGTGAGATTGGATTCGTCGCGCGGCTGTCATGCGCGTGGCGACGGCTGGCGTCGGCGAGATACGCGCCGAGGGATGCGGACCAGACGATGGATACCGTACCCAGTACCCGCAAGGGAAAAGGCACCTTGCCACGACGGTGGCACGCCAGCCTGAGTTTGAAGAAAGGAAGCAAATGCAGCCAACCGATACAACACAGACCGTACAAGTTTCAGAGGAACTGGTGCAGTCAGTAATTGATAACTACAAACGCCAAGCAGCGACTCACAACGCTCATGTAGACGTGATTTGGAAAGATATGTGGGATTCGGTGTACGACTCCCGCTCGCGGGGATTCCATGCACCTGACCCGCCGCAGCAATTCTACTGGGTTGCCAATGAACCGCTGCTGCGCCAGATCGCAGGCATGATCGGAGGGATTCCTGGCGTCGATCCATTCATCGACATACCTGCGCCTCCGATTCCGCCGCCTGCGGTGGCTCACCCGAGCATTCTAGTCACAACCGAGCCATCTCTGATCCCTGGCTCATTCTTGGCTCAAGGCGATAGCCCATCGGTGCCAGAGGGCGCGAGGGCACCGGACGCCAGCGGCAGGATCTACCAGAAGAAGGTGTTCCTGCATACGCCGTGGACGACAATCGCGGGCTGGATACCGATAGCGTAGCGACTTTCGGCAGCGCCGGGAGCGTTGCTACAGGCGTTTCCCGCTGCCGGGACTGGGCCGGTGTTGTGCTAAAGGGGGCATCGGCCCATGAAAGGACTTATGGACAATAGCGAACAACTCAGCCCAATGGACCGGCTCGCCGTGGGCCTGCTGATAGAATCCGCCGCGCCGGATCGCGACCGCCTGATCCACGCGCAAGCGGATTTGGCACACAGCCTCTACGCCGAGCGCACGGAGTGGCGTACCCAGGCGCTGCGCAATCAGTGGGGCGCCGCGCTACTCGGCTGCACGGTCGGCGTCATTGGGTCGGTGCTGCTGATGGTGCTGTGCGGAGGAATCCGATGACGCTGGAACGCTCACGGCGGTTCGTCATTGTGCGGGCCGCCATTCTCTCGGGAGGCAGATGACAAAGGGCGAATCAATCTTAGCAAGCAGGCTTCTGGATCAAGCCTCCGTAGAGTTCCATGAACACGGCTGTAACGACATGGACCCTGAGTACTTTGAGGATTTGGAGCCGGAAGACATCCTGCAGTTGGTCGATGGATACAACGAATGGCGCAGCGGTGGATGTGGTGGTGAAAATTGGGAGCCAGTAACTATCAGGAATATCGGTGATGACGAGTGGATGGCCTATCTAGCACACGTCATCGGGAGACGTGCCGCGTGACCATCGCCCTATCGCTGGCCATCCTGTGCGCCGCCGCTGCCCTGGCTTGGGTCTGGTGGACGCGCGACCGCGACCTGCTGCGGAATTCGCGGAGCCAGGCGCTGCGGAAGCTGCTGGAGAAGGCGCAATGAAGCCGCTGGCTTTGGATCTCTTCTGTGGTGCTGGTGGGGCAACCAAGGGACTGCAATGTGCTGGCTTCCACGTAACGGGAGTGGATATCCGGCCACAGCCTAAGTACTGCGGAGATCTGTTCTACGAGGCCGATGCGATGACGTTTCCACTCGATGGCTATGACTTCATCTGGGCGAGTCCGCCCTGCCAGGCACACACGACCATGAAGTCGATGTGGAACGCCAAGGACCATGCAGACCTGATCCCAGCAACGCGCACACGACTTATTTCATCGGGTCTTCCGTGGACGATGGAAAACGTTCCCGGATCTACTCTGATGGACGGCGGGTTCTTTCTATGTGGGTCAATGTTTGGACTTGGAGTTGAAGTCTATGACGGCTGGCGGCAATTGCGAAGGCATCGGTGGTTCGAGTCCACCATTCACGTGCTGGTCCCACCATGCCGTCATAACGGCCCGACGATAGGATTCTACGGAGATCACGCCCGCGACCGGCGGCGGAAAGCTGGAGTCAGGGACAGGGGTCTCGACTTTCCCGATGCGGATAAGTTGGAACTCGGCCGCAAGGCGATGGACATGCCGTGGTCTGACTGGGCTGGCATCTCGCAAGCGATCCCGCCAGCTTATTCCGAATTCATCGGCAGGCAGGTTATGGAGCTTTTGGAGCACTCGGCTGACAGGCAGCAGCAACGGCGCGAGAAGCGCGAGGCCGAGCTGCGGGAGTTGGTGACGCTGTGAAACGCCACTGGAGACGTGAGGGGGAATTTTATCGCCTAATCGATTCCCATGGATGGATACGGGCGATTATCTACTTTGAAATCGAGTGGCAGGGCCTCGGTCCGCTAGGCACTGGCAAAGTGCAACAGTACAACGATACCCAGAAGCGCCGGCTGATGCGCAGTATGGAAGCGATGCTGACGAAATGGGAGCGGTTGTGAGTGTGACCCGCCACGTAGTAGTCAATTTCTTCACAACACCGGAAGAGTTGCGCAAACTCGCTGATGAGATGGAAGCCTTCTGGCCCACTTGTCAGCCTGGGCAGGACAAAACTTCATCTGTGGTGTGGGGAAAGGACACGGTGCTGCACATTGTTGTGGATCAGGACCGCATAAAGACTCCTGGATGGGGCGAGCGATGACCATTTCACCCGCCGAGGTCGCCGCGCTGAAGGTGCCCGAAGCGAACATCCAGGAGACGGTTGTGCAGTATCTCCAGTTGGATGGGTGGAGAGCCTTCCGCACTGAGTTGACGGTACAGCGTGAGCGTGGGCGCGTTGTTGGCGAGCGGGGCCAGCCGGATTATCTGTTTATCCGGTACCAAGATCCCGCCGCGTTCGAAGAGTACGAACAGAAGCGGTGGGCTGAGATCATGTGGATCGAGTTCAAGGCCGGCGGCGAGAAGCAGAAGTGGGCGCAATCTAACTCGCTTAGCGCCAAGTTCCAGCGGGCCTGGCACGCCGCGGAGCGATCACGCGGGGCGCTCGTGCTGGTTGTGGATGACATCAACAGCTTCATTGAATGGTATATGACCTGCGGACTTCTGAGGCGCAAATGAGACTCGATTGCACGGTCGAGGAAGGCTACCGCGAGCTGGCTGATGACGCGCGGGAATTGTTAGATGAGGGGCTTGCGATTCTGAGGCGCGACATCATGCGCTTCGACGAAGACAACGATGACTACCCGCTGCCATCACAACGGGCGCTACTGGAGCGGAAGAAGAAGGTTTGCAAAGCTGTTACGCGCTGGATGGCCGATCTAACCCGCCTGAAGACACGGGCGCTGATCGAGAAGTGACCGGAGTGAGCATGAAGCAGGAGAGCCAGGGGTGACAGGCGCGATGCAGCACAACATCGGACTCATCATGATCTGCGTGCCCTTACTGGCATGGTGGCTGTGGGGCCTATGGGTGCTCGGCTTCAAGGATTGGATACGAGCCACGGGTGTATGTGCAGCCATTCTTATATGGTGTGCGATTGCAGGCTATCTTCTATCGAGGCACGGTTGATAGGCGCGAGGGGCGAAACAAATATCGATGAAAACGTTGTATTCACAGGCGCTTGCTACTATAATGGGAGTCGAGGGATCAACACTCTGGCTCGCTACCAGGGTGCCCAAGACAGTCGGGCGTACCACGGGCTGCGGGTCGCATCCGCAGCCCAGCTCGAACTCCAATGCGACTGGAGACGATGTGGCTAAACAGCTACCGTACTACCCCTATTACACAGCCGACTTCCGCGAGAGCAAGCACGTTCTCGCAATGAACCTATCCGAAGTGGGCCTTTATCAACTCTCTCTCAATTGGGCCTGGGACTACGGCTCGATACCGGATGATCCAGGTGAACTCGCCAGACTTCTGCAGCGCGACAGAAACGAAGTGAAGCGAGCGTGGCCGAAGGTGCGACCGTGCTGGGTGCCGTCTCCAGAGCAAGGCCGCTTGGTCAATCAGCGGATGGAAGCTGAGCGTGTCAAGGCAATCGACAAGTCAGATAAGGCCTCAGTATCGGCCAAATACTCACACAGCGCCAGACGTGCGAACGCACTTGCGAAGGCAAAAGCGGTCGCTATTGCGAACGCAAGTGCGAACGCACTTGCGAACGGTGTTGCGAATCATATTGCGGATGAATTGCATCGCGCGTCTGGTATCTCTTCTGCTGATACTGAGAATACTTCAGAGAACAGAGAAAACCCAAACGCGCGCGATGCAATAGCGAACGCAATAGCGAACGTTAAATTTGATGTGTTGCCTGGGTGCCAGTTGTTCATGCAGGAATACCCCGGTGAACTCAACGACTTGGTGCCGCAATTGTACATCTCTCTCATCGAGAACGCTGTTGATGAAGTCAAGCTTTTCATAAACTTGAAGCTGCACAGACAGTCTCGTAAGTGGAAAGACGGATTCGTTCCGACCGCCGAAAACTTTCTATCGAAGGGCATCTGGAAGTTTCCGCCGCCGAAGGAACCAGACAAGCCTAAATCCAAACTCGATGAGCAACTTGCGCAGGTGGTGGCTCAGATGGCCAGCGAGCCAAGGCCGGAACCCAAGCGCAGCCCGAAGGAAATTCACTTGGAAAATCTTAGGCAGAAAGGCGAGATGTGATCGAGGAAAAAGTAGCAGCGTTTCAGGTGGCTCGTCTGTCTGGGCTCAGTTTCTTTCCAAACCAGGACCCAGCGGTGCAGGAGCTCGTAGCAGCATTGCAGGTTGCCGACAGCGAAGGCATCGCAAAAGCGACCGTGGACGACTTGCTCCACGATGCGATTGAGTGTCCGAAACCATCCGAGATCCGCAGAATTGCCAACTTGAAAAACGAGAAATCCGCGCCGGCCGAACCTTACTGGATGCAGGATCCGACGCCTTCGCACTACTGCCATTTGTGCAAAGGCTGGGGCACTTGCGGCACTCCACCGAACGCGGATTTCTGCTCATGCAGCAACGGGCGCACTGTGAGAAACGATCCAAGGCTGGGCGACAAGTGGCTTGCGATCGTGAACAGCGGGCGGGCGTCTGGAAACATCGCCGCGCTTGCGCGGGCCGTCGATAGCGCGAATCGCACCGGGCGGACCCTGGAGCGGCTATGACCACACGGCAGCGGGCGTGGAGCCGAACACGACTCGTCAACTTACTCTGCGATGAGCGTGATCTAGACCCGGTAAGGGGATGGACATCCATCTTCAACCTTGTGGGGCATCTCTCGTCTGAACAATTATCCAACGAAGTTAGAACGGCCACGTCTCGGCAACGGCAGTTCCGCGCCGAGCGCGAGCGGCTGGAAACAACGAAACCTGCGAGGGCGCTGTGAAACTGGCCATGTGGACGCTGCTGCTGCGATGCACGCCGCTCGCGTGGCAGAAGCTGATCGCGCACGACGATGACGGGAGCCTGCGCTACCGATGGGCGTTCTGGGTAATGCGCAACGCCTGGGGCGCTGGCGACGATGCGATAGGTCGTGAGTACTTCCCGCACTGGTGGGCGGCTGAGGAGCGCGTGAGACGCGGGCAATCGATTGGAAGGTTGGCGTGAAGCAGCTGAAGCAGCTCTACAACCGCGTGACGCGCCTGCCAGAGTTGCCGATACGTCCAGTGCCACGCAGTAAGTACAAGTGGTGGCGAAAGGGAAGCGACGGTTGGGAATTGATTCTGATGGGAGAGCCAGACTGTTTCGCTTATGTCATACGTTATTGGAACCGAGCACGACACACTTCGGCATGGTGCTGGATTCTGTACATGCCACGCGGCCCCTTGAATGAAACCGCACGCGGTTGGGCATCTGCTCCGCACACTGCCAAGCGGCAAGTTGAGGCCGCTATCGAGGAGCACTGGCGATGAATCTGTACTCACACTGGACAACCCTCGCAGATGTGGCCCCGTTTCATCGCGGCGTGACTTGGCGCGAGTGGCAGTGCTGGCGCGTGGCGCAGATGGCGACCGGATGGCTGGCATTGCACGCAGGCGAGAATCCGCTGGCCAATCGAGCGATCGCGACAAAGCGCGATTCCTACGGCTGGAAAAGCGCATGACCAAGCTCCGCGGCCGCACGACGCCCCGCACGCCATACGACACGGGCTACAGCTTGGGCGCCCGCAACATCCACTCGGCGATGCTCCCGTACACCGATTCGGCGAGTTATCTGGAGTTCTATCGCGGGCACCAGGCGGGCTACGCGCAATGGCGGGCGACAATGGCTACGGCGTGGCAGCGGGCCTGCTACGAGGCGCTGGAGCGTACGCAGGGGCTGGAACCGAAGCGGAAGAAAGCGAGGGCGGCGTGAGTTGTCCATGTCCAGAGTGCAACAACGATTGGGGCGGCACTTGCCTCTACGAACAGATCAAGACCGCTAAGCAGGAGCGCGACTCCGCGCTGGCAAAGGTCACCGAAAAAACGAACGAGGTCCTAGCTCTCATACGGGATGAGTTCCGCTTGGTTGCGAAGCTGGCCGAGCAGGCGGCGCTGGTTGAGCGGCTCAGGGCGGCGCTGGAACCGTTCGCGGCCTACGGAGAAACGCTGGAGTCTGTAAATTGGCTACCCGATGAGTGCCCGGTGAGCGCGACACCAGAAGCGTACCTGACGGCTTCCCTGCGAGTTAAGCATTTACGCCGTGCTCATGAGGTATATGCAGGCATAGTCTCCGCCACGCCCGCCGCAGCGCTGGAGGCGCACGACCGGGAGTTGCTCGCTGGATTTGCGCTGAAATCACACAAGTGGACCGGATGCCGTGCCGGTGGCGATCCAACTGAGGCCGGATCAAACGAATGGATTCGGTACTGCGAAGTGTGCGGAATGGAGGATACCTGCGAAGATCCGCTACCGCCGTGCCCGCCGTTTGAGCACGAATGGTTGAAAAAGCACGACCGGGAGTTGCTGGAACGGGTCATTCACGAAATATCCAAATGCACCTGGGCACCGGGATTCGTAACAGCCGACCGCATCCGCGCACTCGCCGCAGCCCCGCAGGCCGCGCCGGAGGAGAAAGCATGAGAACCTGGAGCAGACAATTTCTTTGGGGGCATGGGGGGGTATTTGATTCTGATGGCAACAGGTCTCGGGATCGATGGCATGGGATCTGCTGTTAATGCCAAAACAGCGCATAATCTCGCTGGATTCTGCTTCGGAGCCGCATGTATGCAGGCGCTAGCCAGATATTCGGCGAATAGACGCGGATGGTTAAAGGACGAGGATGCTGAAGCGCCCGCGAGCGGGACGGAGGGGCGATGAACGATTATCTGTTGCCAAAAACCCGAGTATTGCTGTATAGTTGGGCGAGAAACACAACTGACCGGATTTGTTCTATGCGTCGTGACCGGCGGCGCTGCACACCGAGTTTTCGTGCCTGACACCCCAACTATCCAAAAGCTGAAGCCCGCTGACTTGCCCCGTTCCCTCCGAATCGTCAACCCGCCCGAAGGCCATAACTCCTACATTGGCCGGAAACACGCGCTGCGCTTGCTCAAGCAAGGCCGCGGACGCCTGGAGAACTCCAATACCTCGATACGGTTCTGCGATGCGTCACAGAGCGTTTTAGCGGCCCGGAATGCGGCTTTATGGTGCGAGCGGCAACGCAAACGTCTGGCGGCAATCCAGCAGGAGCGGGGATACGATGGCGTGAAGCGCCCATTGCGCCTTGAAGAACTGAAAGCGATACCTTTTGCCGGAGACGTGCGCTGTCTCATCTGAGCCGAGAATGCAGCCCGCGCGCCTCAGTGACGCCGACAGGAGCGAGTACGAGGCCATGCGCTGGGCGTTCTGGCAGTGCACCGAATCGCTGCAGGCCGGCGCCGATCTGCGGATCGTCCACACCGACAACTGGGCGGTGGTAATCGTACGTACGCCGGCGGCCACGCGCGAGCTGGTGGCCGTGGTTAGCTCGATGCTGGGGTCTTGGCGGCATCCGCACTGGACGGCGGGCTAGGATTCGGGTGATTCCCCCAGAATGCCCAGCCTGCAAAGAGACCCATGCCGAACGCGCACACGATGCAGGATAATCCAACCCACATGAGATCGTTGAGCGCTTCGGTCATGGCTGTGCCTTTTTCTTCGCGGCTTTGGGTTCGGTCAACTGAAGTATGAGGAGCAGTTCGTCGCGCGTTACGGCAACGCGGTCTTCGGGATACCATTTGCCGCCGCGCGATTCGCGCTCCGCCTCGCCAAGGATGATGTAGCCTTCATACAGGCGGAACGACAAGCGTCTTGATTTTGTCCATGTTACGACTCTCATTGGGCGGTGCCTTTCTTCGCGGATTTGGGCGGGCGCGGGGTGTAGGTGTGGGACGCATCGCCAGGACAATGGTTGGCGATAGTGCGATGATCCCAATAGCGTTGACCGCAGTGGGCACACAGCGGCTTGCGGCCTCCGGAGCGACCGCCTTTCTTGTGCTTGCGGAGCGACTGCAAGAGCCGCCCGGCGTTGGTGGAATCGGTCATGACATTCTCCAGTATCCGTCGGAGCCAAGCGATTCAGGCTTGACGGTTGCGTGTCGCTTCATGCGGTAGCAGTTGGGGACCTGCCTCGGTTTCACGTTCAGGTACGGCGGTGGCTGGTCGATGTGGATGAGCAAGCGCGGCACCGGTTTTGCTTCTTTGAGGTGCCAGCACTGTTTAACCCCGTATGGATTCTTGCCGTTGTAGAAGTCTTCTTCGCAACCTTGGCAATGCGATACGTCGATCATGGATTTAAGGGCCCCTTTCGGCCGTTTTTGAGAACTCCTCAAAGAATGCGGCTAGTCGGCGGATCTCCCGTTTTGACGCACAAGCAGCCAAAAATACGATTAGCACCTCAATTGTTGACATCCCTTCGGTCCATTGGCGCGGAATCATTGGCCAGCCTCCTTTGGATCGTCTGTGGAATCGTTTATGAGGGCAATGGCGGCACGAGCGGTAGACTTCGGGTCGTCATCCCCAATCCAGTACCAATCATTGCCCTCTGCAAAATTGCTCTCGTCGGCATAAACCTCCAATGCGGTTAGCAGCACGCTAATTTTTGCTCGGTAGGTATTCAGCATCTGGTCTATTTCCTCACCGACGCGCTTTAGTATAAGTCCCACGCTTTCATCAGGCATTTAGCGGGCCTCCTGTACCTCGGTGTAGGCGTATTTCATAGCGTACTTGCGTTGATCCTCTGGCAGTGGAAAGCAGATGTTAGGTACAGCTACGGTGCTTGGGTTGAGCTTTACAATCGGCTCCCAGCGTCCGCGAATCTTGACCGCCTGTTTGCCCTTGAGCGTTTCTTTGGTGAACACTTCCCGGCCGCAAGTCGCTAAGCAGTGCTCGTAAAACTCTAGCTTTTCGTGCTGTTCGTCAAGCAACACTGTCAAACGGTTGCGGTAGTCGTCAGCAATTGGCTCGGGCGTGCTGTAGTGATAAAACTTCCCTTGCAGCCGATTTTCGAGCACAGCGATTTCGGCCTTGGTTTCTTTGATGCGATTGCCCAGATAGCGCGGATCGCTGTATTGCGAACCATCGGCGGATGCACGAGCGCAAACAGCGCGGCGCTCGTAATACTTGGCCTTGTCGCCTTCCTCGAAACCGCGTTCAAACGTTTTGCTGATGCGATCGCGGAATCTTCTATCGCGTCCCTCGGAGTAATGGCCTACCAGAATCGGCTGGCCTAACGGAATGCAATCTGCCATGCTGTGGGCTCGGTTGTATAGGGCGGTGCTGGATTCCTCGGCCTTATCCGCTCGATCTTCGTATCGGTCGGCGCGTTCAGCGGCCCGTTCTTGCTTCACTTCGATCTGTTCAGCAAAGCTAAGGCGTTCGCCTTCCGTGCCTTGGTTCTCAAAACCGAGTTCGGCGAGCAACTGGGCCAGGAAGTATGTGTTTCCGGCCTTTGCTCGGCTGATCCAGCAGCCATTGCGATTGCTCCACAGGCATGAGTTCTTGAGTTCGTTCCGCTTGGTTTCCGGCAGAGACAGCCAGTCGGCTTTGCCGCCAGTGAAAATGTTCAACTTGTCTGTTTCCAGGTTGTGGACGTAGTATCGATTAGACATTGTGAAAGCTCCATTCTTTCTCAGTGTTAGGGGAACTGGAAGTTTACGGCTTCCACGTTCCCCGCTTACAGAACCATCTTAAATCCAACGTTGGATATTGTCAAGGATTATCTTGAACTATTTTGCGAGCGGCTTTGGTCTCGCGGATCTTGAGCACGCGCGCGCTGGCCTCGGTGCGCCATCCTGCCGAATGGCAAGCGGGGCAGAATACGGGCAGCTTGGCCGTGCGCCGCAGCCAGGTGTGGTGGCAGCGCAGGCAGGTGAGCTCGGACTTCATGAGCGTGCCTCGGGTTTCTCTGGTGCTTTGGGCGGGATGTGATTCAGCACGTAATGCGTCTCGTACTCGGGCGGCATCAATCCCAAGTCCCGGCTGATGAAGGTTTTTCCGCAGGCGCAGCGCACCTTCTGCCACTTCCAGAACGTCCAGCAATACCACGGGCAGGGGATATCGGGCATATAGCCCAAGAGCGGATCATAACGGGCTGTCATGGCTGGACCTTGCATTGTGGCTCCTGACTTCGATGAATCATCCAATCGACTTGCCCGTCAATGTGGTGTGTTAGCCAGCCCATTTCAAGTGCGTAAGTGTGAACCTTGCTATTGACGGAGACCGGCAGTAGTTTGGTTTTATCAGCCTCCCGCACTTTGCGCTTGGCGTCCTCCCACATCACTAGCTTTCGATCAGTGGTTTTCATGGTGTCTCCTTTGGGGGTTAGGCGGCAAATACGGCTTTGAATTGTTCGTTGAAGCCGCGCTCATACGCCAGCTTGTCGGCGAGCATGGTTTGCAGCCGGACCCCGATCTTAGCCTCGCGCCTTGCCATGCCGTAAGGGTCTACGATGCCGACCACTCCGGGAGCCATTAGCTTGCGTGCGAACGCATCGCCGAGCGACCGTCCCGCGTGTTCCGCTGCGCTTAATTGTTTTATCATCATGATGTATCTTAATACGTCATCACAGAACAGTCAAGCACTATTTCGCATCCAGCGCATTTTTCCGCGCTTCTAGCTGATTCCATGGGAGATTGAGTTACGTCCGCTCTACGCAAACAATCACTTGCTGAGTCCTTCGGAGTGCCGGCCGACTTGGTGTCAATCCAGGATGCGGCCGCGATCATCGGAGTAACGCGCTACGCCGTCTATGACTGGTTCCGCTCTGGCAAGATCGGCCTCTATGGCCACCCAGGCTCTTACCGCGTCTCTGTCGCTGAATGCCTACCGCGAGTGACGGCCAAGAATCGGCTAAAGCCGCATTTGAGACCTCATGGCTTCAAGAAGAAAAGCGTTCGCTCTGGCAAACAGTCCCAAAGTGCCGAAATATCGGCACCTGATCCAGCAGCCGGAGAGCCTCGGTCGTGATGCGTATACTTGTGCAAAGTATGCGCGAGTGTTGATAAATAAGGACTTGACTGCTGCTGTGCCCAATGTATTGCCCAGAACCAGGCAGCCGGCGACGCCATAACGCTCCATCTGCCGGTATTTCGGCGCTAGGGTGGTCTCGATCCGACGCCGACCCGACCAGAGGGGAGGGGCATCAATCTTTGCAGGGTGCCTCAGCGTGCGGTGCCTGCTGAAGTGGTTTTCGTAAAAAAAAATATGTGGTTGGGGAGTTTGGGGGATGGGGATTGTTGGGGCGTAGATGGGGGTAGGTTGCGATATGGGGTTTGAGTTAGTGGAGAAGGGTCGCGCGGTGAGGCGGTGGTGCGGGGAGCACGGGCTGCACCGGGGGAAGGAGTGTCCTGGGTGCCGGGAGGAGCGAAAGTGGACCACTTCTGATTCGTATGCGCGGCTGGTAGTGGCGCAGATGTTGAAGCAGATCGAGGCGTTCGAGCGCAGAAGGGCGGTGGGTTGATGTACGGTAGTTATACTTCTGTACGTGGCCCAAAAAGGGCTTGTTTTGGACCACTCTGGTCCAAAAAGGCGGGATTTTGAACCGCTTTTCGAAGGTTCCGCCGGAGGTTTTGTACGATCAAAACCTTACCGTAGAGCACCTTAGGGTGTACGGGGCGCTGGCTTCGAGCGTTCGCGGCGGGCGCAACACGACAAACATTGGGCAGCGGCTGATTTCGAAGCTGACGAAACTCAGCAAAACCACTGTAGGCAGGAGACTTAAGGAATTGGCAGAGTTCGGGCATGTGGTGTCAGAAGTGGACCACAAAGGGATGCGGGCGCACTTTCGAATGATATCGCCGGTATTTGCGGTTTATGATCGCAAAAGCTATGGAAGGAAAGGCGTTAATGTTGGCGGCATGAGTTCGACAGTGCGCGTGGCGAGTGCCTGGGCGAAGACCAGCGTGGACCGGTCGGAGATCGACGCCATTCTGGGGCGGAAGGAGAGCGCGTGAGCGAGACCGAAGAAGGCGTGCTCACTACCGTTTTCGTCTGCGATGGCATAGATGCTGGCCATGTTGGGCTGGTTCTGCGTGGAGTTCCACTGACGGAATACGACGGCGAGATCGTGCCGGGAGTAAGGATGACACCAAAGCAAGCACGTAACATCGCCGGACTGCTGCTGGAAATGGCCGAAGATGTTGAACGGGAGAGCGTGTGAGCTACCTGATCGCGCCGCGCTACGGAACGCAGGGGCGCAAGTGGGCGCTGATGGACTCGACCGGGGTGCTGTACTACCGGGCGAGCGTGCAGGAGTTGCTGGACCACCTGCTGCGGTTCAGCGGTAGGATTGAGGTGGAGATACGGCCATGAGTGCGAGGCCACGTCAGAACGACTGCCAGCATGAGCCGCCGTATCCCGATCACGATTGCGTGGTATTTAGCATCCGATCGCCTGAGATGACGGCTCATCTGGCGAGTCACCGCTGTGCAATCGAGGAGCCGCATTCGGTTGCTGTGTGCGGGGAATGGTGTCGCACAGCCGACGACCCGCAGGGCGTGAGCGAGGCGGATGCAAAGTACACCTGCCCGGTCTGCCTGTTCCCGGCGATGCCGCATGAACCAGCGCCGCTATCCGAGCATATCTGCCCGTGCTGTGGGACGCAATTCGGTTACGACGACGCCATGGAAAGCCACGCGGAACTCCGCGAGCGCTGGAAGGCGGCGGGGTGCCCGTGGCATAGCAAGCGGATGAAAGCGCCGGACGGTTGGGACCCGAAAGTGCAATTGGCCGCCGCCTCATGATCGACCTGCGTATCAGCATCCACGAATACGGCGCACGCGGCCATCAGTCGGGGCGCGGGACGCACGTCGATGCGGGCGACCACAGCGGCAACGGGCCGGCGGTGCGGGTGCGGTGCCTGGGCGAGCAACCGGATGACGACCAGCGGACGCGCTGGCTTGCGGAGGAATCGCGGGCCTATGCTCGGTTTCGGAGGAGTTTGAGCAGATGACAGCGACCGAGCAGAACGTTACCAATGGCGTTGGCGGGGTAGTTCACCGCTGGAGCCACCATGAGCAACTATACCTCCGGCTTCTGAAGCGCTGCCTCACGCGCGAACTTTTCCCTGACGGCCATGTGGCGATGGATCTGATGACTCACCGGGTTGTAGATCCATCGCTACGGCGCGTTGGACGCGACTGGCCGAGCGAAGCCGAGACTATGATCGGCATGGAGCGCCTGAATAACGTTCAGCAACTTGTGGGGAACGTGCTGAAGTACAGCATACCCGGCGATCTGGTGGAGTGTGGCGTATGGCGCGGCGGCTGCACCATTTTCATGCGTGCGCTGCTCGCTCTGTTCTCCGATAACTGCCGGCGCGTCTGGGTCTGCGATTCCTTCCAAGGCCTGCCGAAGCCCGATGCTGAGCGGTATCCAGCCGATGCCGGAGACCGCCACCATGAACTTGCGCCGTACCTCGGCGTCTCGCTGCGCGAGGTGAAGGACAACTTCCGGCGCTACGAAATGCTGGATGATCGCGTCAAGTTCGTAGAGGGCTGGTTTGCCGACAGCCTGCCGGCGGCGCCCATCGATAAGATCGCCGTACTGCGCATCGACGGCGATATGTACGGCTCGACTTGGGAAGCGCTGACGGCGCTTTATCCGAAGGTATCGGAGGGCGGCTACGTGATTGTGGACGATTACGCGCTCAAGGGATGCCGGGCCGCGGTGGACGATTTCCGCGAACAGAACGGGATGGTGAAGGACTTGGAAGTAATCGACTGGACCGGCGTGTGGTGGATGAAATGAAAGGCACAGATTTTGTTGATCTAACTCAGGAAGTAATCGCCAACAAGGCCGTGTTTTGCCCGCGTTGCGGTAAAAATCCACTTATCATTGGATGGGAAAACACGCTGTTCGCTGTCGTGTGTCCCGATGGCATATCGTCGATACCGCCTATTGTCCCGTTATGCCAATGTCACCACAACATCGAAGCTGCGATCACGGCGTGGAATTCAATGAGCCTTCCTCAGCTTTGTATGGAGCTACCAGCCGAAACAGTTGAGCGACATCCTGCTGAAGTGTGGTGGATGAAATGACGAACGTTGTTGACTTAACTCAGGAACTGATTGGCTACAACGCCGTGTGCTGCCTGCGTTGCGGTAAAAAGCCTCGCGTCTTTGGATCGGGCGATCTGGGAAAACTCGGCAATGGTTTATTCAGTATCGTCTGCTGCCATGGCACCAACTCTTACACGTCCATCGAATCGGCGATTGAGGCGTGGAATCAGATGAACCCTGCGCCCGTTATTGCAGAGGCGCAGCACACAGCCGAGCAACCGGAGCAACTGGAGCCGCTGAGTGCTCGCCTGCGCCGTTTGGCCGATGAAGCTGAGGAGCGGGGATTGTAAATTGCCCTGGACACCGCATCAGGCCATAAAGCACAACAAGGCCGCAAAGCTCAAAGGTTTGCAGCACCAGTGGAGCGATGTCGCTAACAGCGTGCTCCAGCGAACGGGCGATGATGCGCAGGCTATCCGCACGGCGAACGGGGTTTTGAAGAAAGAACGGGCGGCAGGAACGAAAGTGAGAGTGAGGCATCCATGAGAGTCGAACGGCGATGGTTCTTTAGATTATTGGCTGGCTTGATACCGGGATTGGCCAGCGCGGGGCAGGAAAAGGAAATCGACAAGATCAGGGCCACCGATGGGTACGACGTAATGACCCCGGCTCCGAGAATATTAGGGGTTGAAATCCCAACCGATCTTGATGAGACGGATGAGTTCATAATATTTCGAACCATCGGCCCAGACGGAGATAAAGAGCACAAAATTCCGTGGTACGGGTTGCATTACGCACTCCATTACGGCCATCTCAATCACCTGTGGCCGTCATCGAAATTAGTCGCGGGTCACTCCCATGGTATTCAATCGGGGAAACGTCATGATGAATAGAGGCAGAGGCTATGAAGGAATCAACCGCGCGGTCGGCCATAAGACCGGTCGTCCTAGAGAAACGCATCCATCCGTCCGCAATGAGCCGCTCAAAGCAGACGAAACCACCATGGCCGGTCCTGCGCGAGACCCTGAGAGCTGGGCCTCCGACGGCTACGGCTTCACCGAGCACGGCCCGACCGAGTGGGACTCCAAATCGGGCGACAGCCAGGACGACGGCAACGCCTCGATGATGATGCGCTCGATGCCGAAAAAGAAGCCGATGCGCGGCATGGCGCGGAAGATGAGCGGATTGCAGAGGTGACACGATGAACCCGCAAATTCTGATGGCGTTAATGCAGCAGTTCCGTAATCAGCAGCAAGGCGGTGGCGGCAATGGCTGGGGCGGCGGTGGATACGGCGGCGGTCAGGGCGGAAGCGGCTGGGGCTACCCGCCGTCACGCGATCCGAATTACTACCAGAATTACGCGCAGCAAAATCAGAACCAAAATTATGGGTCTGGCGGTGAAGACCCATCGTCCTATGGCCATCCCTATGGCGGCGGGTATGGTTACGGTGGCGGGTATCAGGGAAACGGCGGCGGGTTCGGATTCGGCCAGCAGCAGCGCAATCCCTGGGGTGGTGGGGGTTGGGGCGGCGGTTGGGGCAACAACTACTATCAAAATCGGATGCGCCAACCTCAAGATCAGCGTCCAATCAACGACGCCGCGCCCGCAGCTACAGAGACCGCTCAGTCAGGCAGTGCCGATCAGAGCGCCGCGCCGAGCAACAGTTCCGGTTCAATGCAGTGGCCGCGAATGAGCGGTATGTTCGGCCGCAGACAGGCCTACGAATTTTAGCAAAGGAGAAGTACAATGCCAGTCAAATTCACAGTCGATCACGTCAAGGCGGCGCAGCAGCAGGCCGAACTCATTCGCCTTCTTTTCGATGAACTCCGGCGGTTTGCCAACGAGAGCACACACATGGATGACCCGTTGCATCCGGCGCGGCTCGAAGCCAAAACCATCCTCGACAGTTCCAAGTTCCGCGACATGCCCGATGCTCTGCTGTCTCTCAGCAAGGCTCTGGTCGTGTTTCAAGCGAAGTACGACGGACTGGCCGGCGCAGAGGAAGCCTCAAAAACTCCCGCTAAGCCCGCGCCAGCGCCGGCCAAGGTATAGCGCCATGCTGGGCATGTACAACCGCTCGAAACGCAACGGCGGCTTCCTGTCGGGGCCGAACCATCGGCTGTTGGGCAACGACGATCAGATGTCGCGTGCCGCAGCCATGCAGGAGCCGGATCAGGACGATTCCGGTTCCGGTATGGCGCTCAAAGACGATGACACCGATGATCAGGAGCACCAGGGCGGCGGCAAGGACGCCGCTCCCAACTACCGCAAGGCCGATGGAATGGACGATTGCGGCGGATGCATCCATTTCGATCACAGCCAGGGCGAGTGCAAGATGTACGACTTCCCGACGACCGCCGACATGGTGTGCGATTCCTACAAGCCTGAAGGCGACGAAATGAACCCGGCGGGCGGCGACGGCATGACGATGCCGCAGGCGAACACGGTCGGCAGCCCGCCGTACTGACGTGCCGCGCAAAAAGACCACGCCGCAAGGCTACAGCCACGTCCTGCTCGCGCGGGAAATCTGGCGCGAGTACGAAGATAAGCGCCCCAGCCCAGGCGAGTACGATAACTGGGTCCGCGAAACCGCTGCCAAGTTCGAAGTTGATGAATCGCTCATCCGGCAGCAACTCGCCACGCAAGCCCGCGCTTTCCGGGCCAATAAAAAGAGCGTCGAGGCCACAGTAGCGCAGCAGGTCGCCGAACTGGTCGGAGCGACGCAGGAAAAGGCGCTGCTGACGCTCGCAGCCGGTCTCGAAGCCGGGATCGCCAAGCCGCTACTCGACAAGAGCGGCAAGCCGATCCTCGATGAGGACACCGGCAAACCGATGGTGTTCGAGGTCCCAGACTGGGTAGCGCGAATCGCGGCCGTCAAAGAGATCAACAAGATTTATGGAGCCTACGCGCCTTCTCAGGTCGAGATCAAGGAAGAGAAGCACGTCTTCCATCACCTCAGTGAAGCGGAGTTGATGCAGAGAGCACATGAACTCGCCATCGACATTAGTCGACTTGCAACGGAAGGTTCTCGAACAGGAGAAATTACGGGACGAACTGACCTACCGGAAGCTGGAAAAGGACGCGCTTTACTGGCTGACCCATCACACAAAGACGAAGGACGAACAAGACCCAGTTAATCCGTACAAGCCCTTCCCCGATAAGCCCTATTTCAAGCCAATCATCGAGGTTCTGGAGAACGAAAGCCCGGTTTTCCTGCGCAAGAGCCGCACGATGATGATTTCGTGGCTCGTAAGCGGCTGGGCGGCCCATAAAGGCTTCACGAAACCGGCGACGCGGGTCATTTTCCAGTCTGAGGACGAAGATCGCGCCATCAACGACATCGAGTATGTCAAGCAGCTTTGGAAAAACTCCGATCCATGGATTCGGGACCGTTGGCCGGCTCGAAAGAACGTCGATTTGCAGCCGCGGGACTCGTTTGAACTGGCGAACGACAGTAGTTTCATTGCGCTGGTAGGGAATCCGTCGAAGATCCGCTCGTTTCACCCGACGATTTACGTTCTGGATGAAGCCGCGCACGTTGAGCAGGGCGAGGAAAGCTGGAACGTGGCCATGGCGACCGAGGCGCTGCATATGATCGGGCTATCGAGCGTCGCTCCGGGATGGTTCCAAGACGTTATCGAGTTTGCAACCCCGGTAGATTGGCCAAAATACGCACTGTGATTGATTCCATCTTCATCGTCGAGCCGCAAGGGTACGCACATCACTGCTTTGAGGAAGTCGCACTGGGCCTACACTACGGCGCGAAGGAACTGGGCCTCGATTGGCCGATCCATCGCGGACCTGTTCCACATGGAACATCGCCGCTGATCCTGGGCGCGTGCCTGCTGCCCAATTTTGCGGGCATCCCGAAAAGTGCGGTGATCTTCAATCTGGAGCAGTGTCCCGGTCAGTGGTTCGACCGTCCAGCCTATTGCGAATTGCTGATGTCGCATGAGGTCTGGGACTACGACGCTGGCAACATCGCGGCGCTGCGTGGGATCGGCATCAACGCGAAGCTGTGCCGGATCGGTTACGTACCGCAACTGTCGCGTATTGAAAAGCTCGATGAAGACATTGATGTTCTGTTCTATGGTTCTCTAAATCTTCGCAGGATCGCCACCGTCATGCGGATGGGCAGCCGATATATGCAAATTTATACTGGCTCGCAAACTTGCGGTGAACGACTTTACGGCGAAGAACGCGATAAAGCCATCGCCTCGGCGAAAATCGTTCTGAACCTGCACTACTATCCGGCGGCACGCTTCGAGATTGTGCGCTGTTCCTATCTGCTGGCCAACAAGAAATGCGTCGTGAGCGAGCGCGGAGCCAGCCCCGAGTATGAACAAGAATTCGCCGACGGTATCGCGTGGGCCGATTACGGCGATCTCGAAGCCAAGTGTGCGGAGTTACTTGCGAATCCCGCAGAACGTGAGCGCATCGCGCAAAACGGCTTCGACACGTTCTCGAAGATGAAGCAGTCCGACTATCTCGCAGAAGCACTATGCTTACAGCCCCAACCGGCGTAATCCAGCCCTGCGAGGGGCTGTCGATGTGCCGCCTGAAGACCGGATACCCGGTAATCCGCGTCCACTACACGGCGGACCCCGAAAAAGATGCGGATTGGGCCGCACGCGAAAAACCCAAGTTCTCCGATGCGTACTGGCAACAGGAATACGAGATCAACGCCTATGCCCGGAGCGGCCAGCGCGTTTACCCGGAATTCGATCCCGCGATTCACGTTATCCCAGATGAGAAGATCCCGAAGCGTGGGACGCGCTACATGGCCATCGACCCGCACCCGCGCACGCCGCACGCCTTTCTCTGGGTGCTCATCGACCGCTGGAGCGATTGGTACGTCTACCGCGAACTCTGGCCGAGCGTCATCAGCGGAATCCCGGCCTCGCTTCGTGACGACACGCCGGAGAACAGCTACACCATTCGCGAATATGCCGAGACGTTGGCCCATCTCGAAGGCAACTACATCGAATGGCGCAACCCGGAGACGGATCGTGAGTACGGGATGTACCGCCGGAACGCCCTCGGCGAACGCATCGTTTATCGCTTCATGGATCAGGCCGGCAAAGGTTTTCAGGCTAGTTCAGAAGCTGAGCAACTGGAGACCTATGCCACGCGGTACCAGCGCTACGGCATCTATTGCCTAGACCCGAAGAAATCGCACAAGTCGGGCGAGGACGCGATCCGGGCGCTGCTCAAGCCGCGCAAGCACGACACGTACGGGACATGGCCGCGCCTGCACATTGCCGCGAGCTGCGTCGAGCAACGTTTGGAATTTCAAAGATTTCGTTACAAGGTGACCCGCCGCTACAACGAAGAGCGGGAGTTGAAGCAAGAGGGGATTGAGGCGCGGTGCCATCTTCTCGATCTGCTGCGCTACCTGGCGACCGCGAACATCTCACACTCAGAATCCCTAGCATCGTAAGGAGAACTCAATGGAAACCACTCTTCACACCGATTGTGGCGACGGCCGCCGTCGTGCCGATGTCGGCTCGGCGTTCAACGGAACGGCCCCTGTCGCCAAAACCGCCAACTATTCTATCGTGCCAACGGACGTCGGCACTTGCTTCACCAACAAGGCGGCTGGCGGCACGGTCCAGTTCAAACTTCCCGCGCCGAAGTTCGGCATGTGGTTCATGTTCATCGTCACAGCGGCGCAGACGCTCGAAGTTTTACCGAACGGCAGCGAGAAGATCAACAACGGCTCGACGAAGATCAGCGCCGCTGGATCGCAGGCGGGCGTTGGCGTGGCTTACGTGGTCTTCGACGGAACACAGTGGAGCACGTTGCTGTCAGGAACGTGGACTACTTCGTAAACCAGGCGTAAATGGCGTCTCAAACCATTCCCGTTCCGGGCACGGTCAAACGTGCGCCCGATGGTCTCATCGAGGTCAACCGCAGTACCGGCGGCAACGACCAGAAGGATGACGATCGTGCGCAATTGATCGTGAACCGGCAGAAGCGCTCGTACTACTGGCAGAAGGACAACTTCTATCCGCAGTTTGAGCAAGTGTACAAGTCGTACAAGTGCGAGCGCGATCCGGTTGCAAAGGATGACAAGCCGAACGAGGCCGATCCGACACAGACATCAATCGGGATGCCCGATACGTGGATGGTGGTTCGCCGTACGGTGGCACGCATCACGGCGCAGATTCCGAATCTTCGATTCAACGCCAAAGATCCGATGATTTCGGAACTGGTAGCGCGAAGCCTGATGTACCAGTGGGATAAGAGCAAGACGCAGCGCATCCAGAAGATCCACGCAACGCAGGCGGCGCTATTCGGCATCAGCATTCGACCGTGGTTTTGGGCATCGGAGGATTACAAGCGCTTCCGGCGCGTGAATCCGATGAAGCCGCAGCTCGATCCGGCCGATACGGACCAGATTATCGCTACTTATGGCGATGAACTGAAAAAGATGGCCGCCCAGCAGGGCTATTCGGTCGAGCAGGCGCTGGAGGACCCCAGTGTTCGACCGATCATCATGGCGAACCTGCTGGCCGAGCATTCGCGCGGCGGAATGTTGCCGGTGAAGTACGAATACACCGGCTATGAGGGGCCGAAGTGCGACTTCCTGTTGATGGCAGATTGCTTCCCTGAGCCAAATTTCAGGTCGCTCCAGAGTTCCAACTGGTTCATCGTCGAGCGGAGGCGCAATCTGCAATGGATGGAGAAGTTCGTCGAGCGGTACCCCGATTTCCGGCGCGGGTTTCAAGCACTCATGGACAAGTACCCTGACGGCACTGTCTGGAACTACCAGAGCAACGAAGTAGCGGGGCTGCGGCGCCAGATGGAGAGTGCCATCGGGCGAACCAATAGCGCAAACCAGCAGTATGCTGAAGCCAAGACGAAAGAGTGGACGATTCAGGAACAGTGGGTTCCGGGTTATGAATCGACGCTCTCGATGGTTGGCGAAAAGAGCGTGTTCCTGGGCGAGATGCCCGCACCATACATGCTGGATGGGAAGATCCCGTTCACTGAATTGGTGCTGATCGAAGAACTCCTGAGTGGCGTCGGCGACTCGACCGCTCGCGTGATGCGCGGCTTGCAATTGCTCCATGATCGGCAGACGAATACGCGCGTCGATTTGACCCACGATATTCTGCGACCGCTCTATGAGACCGATGACCCGGAACTGTACGAGAACGCCGAGAGCAAATTAGCGCGATTCTCCGGCGGCCGGCTGGTTCTGGTGCAGCGCCGCGGCAGCTTCGGAGTAGTCGGCGAACAGGCGGCAATGGCTGCTGTAGCGAATGGCCTCCAGGACGATCAGGCGATCAGCCGGTTGCTCCAGATGGTGAGCGGAGAGACCAATATGAGCATGGCCGCGAATGTGGACCCAAGCCAGTCCCGCACGGCTACCGGCGCTCGCATCATGGCTTACAACCAGGATGTGCTGACGAAGGATCAAGTCGATTCGTTCAATAATTCGCTGAATGCCGACGCCGAAATGATGTTTCTGCTGAACCGTTCGGAATTATCCAGCGCAATTGAATTTCAGGCAGGCCAGTACCGGCGTCTCTATACCGAAGGCGAGGACATGATCCGCGAGGAATGGGTCAAGGCCGAGCCAGAGATGTTCCAGATCGACGGCGAGATCACGGCTGAAGTCGGCTCCACGCTGGCAGATGACGACGAAGCGAAAGTAACCAAAGCGACGAATCTGTTCCACGCCGCGACGCAGTTTCCGAATCTGCTCAATCCGAAGAAAGCGACGCAGGATTTCATCATTGCGATGGGCAAGGGCAAGGAACTCCAGCAGTGGGCACCGGACCCGCAGCCTCCGCCGCCCGAAAAGGAAGTCAATACTAGCCTGACGATTGCGGCGAAATGGGAGAGCCTGACCCCGCAGGAAAAGCAGGCGATCATGAATCGAGCGCACGTTCAGATTCAGCTTGTGCCGCCGACAGATCCGCAATTGCAGCCACCGCAGCCGCCGCCTGATGTGGGCCCACCGCCCGGTGCCGGAGCGCCGGGGCCTGATGGTGGTGGCGGTCCTCCCCCCGGTCCTCCGAGCGGTCCAAGCGGCGGCGGACCTGCGCCGGAATCCGCTCCAGCGGGACCATCCGGCCCTGAGCCGTTGATTGCGGCATCGGCGCTCGCGGCGGCGCGTGGGCGATCTCCGTTAGGCGGGGCGCACGGATTGCCGCAATGACGGCGGAAAACATCCGCACCGCGCACGGTCTCTGGGACAATCTGGCGTTTCGGGAATTTCTGGACGCATTCGTCGAAGAGGAAATGTCCGCACGGCTCCAGCGCCTGCGTATTAGCGTCCAGGACGGACAGCCTGTAGCGGCGGCGCTCATTGAGGGCGAAATCGCCGCGCTCGAATCGCTGCCCAAGATTTTCAAGAAGCACGCATCGAAGTATCAACCAGCCTAAGCCCGCGTGACACGCGGCAGAAAGACAAACCATGGCAGATGTATTAGAAGCAACGCCCGACACAGGCAACGTAGAGGTCACCGAAAACTACGTCAGTGGAGTCCTGCTACCCGGAAGTTCAGGCTCCCTTGGCGATGCCGAGGAGCGACCGTCTGCGCCGGCTACGACACAACAGCCGGAGCCAGTCGCGCAACCCGAGCCGGAAACGCAACAGGCGGAACCTGAGACCCAGGCAACCGCCGCTGCGGAGCCAACCGCCGAAGAATTGATCCAGCAATTCGCGAAGCAGACGGGTCTAAACCCAAACGACCCGGCGCAACGGAAGGTGCTGAAGCAACTCGCCGACAAGGAAGCTCACATCCGTAAGCTCGAAGCAGAGAATCGAGGCTTTCGAGAGCGCCCGGAGGAGGACAACCTTACCGAATGGGAACGTGCGCTTATCGAAGAGGCGAATGCAGCCGCGCAGCCAGCGATGGAGACAGCCGGAGCGAAACCTGCCGCGCCAGCAGCCCAGCCTCAGCAAGCCGAAGCAGCGCAGAAACTTGGAGATGTTGGAGACAACTGGACAAAGGCAGAAGAGGCGTTCAAGGATCTCAATGCAGCATGGGATCACGCGCAAAAGACCGGCGACCTGACCAAGGTACGCGACGTTGAGAATGCCATCTACATGCGGCAAACGCTGAACATGGGCGTGCCGATCATGGCCGACATTGCGCAGCGGGTGGTGATGGATATCATCCAGAAGCAATTCGGAGATATCCTGCCGAACGTCAAGCAGCAGGTTGAATTCCAGCAAGAAGTGCAGTCCAAAGAGTTCGCCATCCAGCAACTCAAGAAGACTCCGCAGTTCGCCCAAGTCGAGGAGATTTTCAAACCGCTTGGCGAGAAGCCGATTGACATCGAGGGGCAGGAGTTCCCCGACAATGCTCTGAACCGCATCATTCGGGATCATCCGAGCATTCTCGATATCAGGGTTGACCGCCATCCGGTCTCAGGAAAATTCCTCACGTCGCAGCAGGCCCAAACTGCAACCAAGATCGCCCAGTACAAGACAGTGCTCGGAATTCATCGGATGCAGCAGAAGCAAGGTATTGATCCGGCCAAGGCTCAGCAACTTGTCGAGGCTGGCAAGCGCATTACCGCGCGAAACCAGGCCGACAAGACGCGGCAGGGCATCAACGCCGGGTCCGGTGTAACGAACGCTCCTGGAGGCTCGCGAGAGTCGTCCAGCTACGTCGAGCAGTTGGTCAACGGCCAACCGGGTGGACCGCTTCCCTTCTCCTCGATCTTTGGCAATAAATAGGGAGATCAGAAATGGCCCAAGTAATTGGGGATCGCACAACTAATCAGGCAATCACAGAAACCCGGCTAATTCGACAGGTCGGGGCTGAGATTTCCTTGCTGGAGCCGAACGAGGCTCCTCTCATCACGTTTTTGAACCGGCTCAAAAAGCGGCGTGCCGTGAAATCGCCGCGCTGGGAATGGTTCGAGGACGACTATGTGGCGCGGTGGACGCAGAACGGCACCTCCACAGTCGCCAACAGCACTTCCTCGACCACCATTACCGTTGTTGACGGCACGCTGTTCGTGCCCGGCGACACGTTCGTGGTGCCTAAAGCCACGTCCAGCTCATCCGCGCCCGAAGTCTGCCGCGTGACCGTGGTTTCCACCAACACCCTCACCGTCGTGCGCGATATTGGCGGTGTCGGAGCCGATACCATCCTGCCGAGCGCGGCGCTGCGCTTGATGGGCACGTCCTACGAAGAAGGCGGCACGATTCCGTCCGCCAAGACCACGGCTCCGGTTGGCAAGATCACATATACCCAGATTTTCAGGGACGTGATCGACATGGCCAACACCAACATCGCGTCTGCTCAGTACGGTACGTCGAATGAGCGCCAACGCCTGCACCAGAAGGCGCTAAAGTCCCACAAGATCAAGATGAACATGGCGTTCCTTTTCGGACAGCCATCGGAATCTCTCGCGGGCGGTCCTACCGGTAAACCCATTCGGACCACGATGGGGCTGAACAACACCATTTCGACAAACGTGGTGGACGCGGCCGGCACTCTGACCATGAAGACCTTCGAGACGTTCTCCCGCGCCGCCTTCCGTTATGGCAAGAACGAAAAGCTCTTGCTATGCTCGCCCATCGTCAAAAGCGCCATCAACTCCTGGGGCAACAACTACCTCATGGTGAAGCCCGGCGAGAAGAAATGGGGCGTGAACGTTCAGGAAGTGCAGACGGCGCACGGCACCTGGCTCGTGACAAACGACTGGATGCTCGAAACTGCCATCAGCGGCCAGAACGGATTCGGCAACATGGCCTTCTCGATTGATGTGGACATGCTCGACATGATCTATCTCAGCGGGAACGGCGAAAACCGCGATACGCACATCCGCGAGAACGTCATCCTGGATGGCCGCGACGCCAAGGTGGACGAAATCCTCAGCGAAATCGGCTTGGTCGTGATGCAAGAAAAGTGGCATGCGAAATTGTTCGACGTGACCGACTACAGCCAGTAGCAATAACTGATTTAGTATCATGAGTTTCTATAACAATATCGAACTTATCAAGCTATTGTTATAGGGGCCTTGATGCGGCCACAATCAGGTCGATTTGGCGCGGAGACAACTGGAAACATCTGACGATGCCATAGCACCTCCTCTGGGGCGCTCTTCTGCGGGTGCCCCACATTTTTCACACAACCGAAAGGAACACAATGTCAGCAGTAACAGAACCGCTGCGAGCGCCTGTGCAACAGCCGGAGCGCCGCGTATTTTACTCCCGCAACGCTGGGCTGTGCATCAGCGCCAACAAGGGCCGCAAGGTCATGATTGACGGCGAACTGAAGCGCGACGGCGAGAAGATGATCGAGTTCATTCCGCAACCGGATGACTACGGCCAGTTCGTGACGGAGGACCCGGAACTGATCGAGTTCCTGGAGCGGCGCGTCGCAACAGTGGGCGACGTGATGCTGCCGGAAAAGTATAACGAACTCACGACTCCGCTTGAGATGCGCGTTAAGGAACTGAAGGACGAAAACGCGCGGGTGATCGAGGACAGAAATCGGCTCATCAAGATGTTGGAAGAACTCAAGAACAAGGCGAAGTGAAAGTAGACCTGTTCGTTTTCAGCTACCGCAACGGGCCAGCGTCGGCGCGTGACGCGATCTCGGTGATGCGTAACTACGCCCTAAAAGAGGGAATCGACGTTCATCATCGGGATTACGGCAACGCGCTGATCCATCGTGCGCGGAATACGGCGCTGGCGGCGATGCGGCCCGATGCCGACTTTGCCCTTTTCGTGGATGACGATATGGTGCCGCCTACTGAGTCGATCATCCGGCTCGCGGCGCACGATGTGCCGGTGGTGAGCGCCCTATGCACTACGCGCGTGCCGCCGGTCGAGATTGCGGCGAAGGTTTACGACCCGATTGCGGATCAGTTCTGCCCTCTGGAATGTGTCAATCTGACACGGTTGATTACCGGGCAGTTTGGCATCGGAACTGGGTTCGTGATGATCCGGCGCGATGCCGTAGAAGCATTGTGCGGATATTACCTGTCGGCTCACGATTGGCTGGATGAGAACCGCCGTCGCATGGATCGGCTCCATGTGCGTTCGGAGAACCGGGAGAAGGAGCGCAAGCGGCTGGAACAGATCCGCATGGCGAACTGGGCCAAAGAGAAGCACCTTCGGGTGTTCAGCTATTTCGTCGGGGAAAACGAAATGGAACTGGGAGAGGATATTACGTTCTCGCGGCGGCTGATTCGGCTTCGCATTCCGGTTTCAATTGACGGCACGCTGATACCGGGGCACATCGGCGAGCGGCCCTATTCCGTTTACGACGTGCTGAACGATGAAGAGAACGTTGTGAAGGTCGCATGACCACAGTCGATATCGAGACGCAGGCCGATCCAGACGGGCTGGCCACTACCAGCCTGAATCTGAAGTTTGTCCTGCGCCACAAGGTTGTGCCGGACTTCTATTCGGTGCCTGATTCCTCGCAAGCAGGCGGCATGGGTGGAGTCGGCTATGTCGGCTGGCGGCGCAAGTCTATATCGCAGGCGATCACGCAAGGTCAGCAGACTTTCGATCTACCAGACGATTTCGGCACGATGAAAACGATCTCTCTCGGGATCGCTTCCATCAATAACCAACTTGAATTTGAAACGCATGAACTGAGCTATATCGGCGATAATCCGACGCTAGTCATGATGGCCGAGAGCGCGACGGTGCAGGTTCAACCGACAGGGTGGTATCTGGTCTGGACTTCGGCCTCCGGTGGCCATCCAGCGGGCTATCGCACGGTGAAGTTCGACGCGCCTTCGGATGCGGCCTATACGTGCCGCGCCGTCTACTACAACCAGATCAATTTCGCGGACGACACCACCTCGGTGGACCTGAACGTATACATCCCGCAGCCGTATCAGTGGGCGCTGGTCTGCGGCCTCCAGCGAGAGCTTTATGCGACGCGGCTCTCACAGGGGGATGATCGCTACCAGCGGGCCGACTCCGAGTACAGGCGCATCATCAATCAGGCACGACGGAACATGGAGCACACGGCGCAGCACAAGCCGAAGATCATTCGCTAATGCCACGCCAAGTCGATCCAGAGCCACAACTAGAGTTCCACGGCGTATACACGGCGGGAAACCCGATTCGGCGTCCCGCGCACACCGCTGCCAAGTGTCTGGACTTCCGGGTGATGCCGGGATACTATCTGCGGCTGCGCGGCGGGCGCAAGGCTCGATACAACATCCCCAGCGCCACTTCCGTGCTCCGCATCGTGCCATACCGCGACCCGCATTTCTTCGGCTGGAGCTATCATCCGATGCAGGTCAACCTGAGCGGCACGGTGAAATGGGTTCCGTTCCAGATCGCCACCTACCAGCCCGACCCGTTCAACATCATCGAGGTTATAACCGGAACTTATGATGGGAACTTCTCCCTTACCAATCCCGCAGCAGCCTGCATCTTGGCCGACCGTCCACTGCTCTACAACGGACTGGGGGTTCTCAGCGGCAGCGGATCGCAACCCGCCTTCTCGACATACTACTCTAGCGTCACGCGCTACTACGGACTGGACGCTTATGCTCCAGGCGGTGTCGCTCCATCGGTTGCATTCGCGGCTGGCGCCGGGAACAATACAGTGGCGACCAGCGTGGACATATACGTGGGGCTGTACAGCTCTCAGACAGGCCACTACTCGAACGGGGTCAAGTGCGGCACTATTACGACGACCGGAGCAACCGGCACGATAACGGTGTCGAATTTAGCGCGGATCGTGCCGAGTTACCACAACGCCACTGAACAAAGCGAATTATTCTACGTGTTCTACGCGACAGTGGACGGCGGAACGGTACCCTATTTGATCCTGAATTCCGGTTTGACCGGACCATTCACGGTGGCAATCAGCAGCGGCTCGGCGTCGCTATCAATCGCTTCCGGCACAACGAACGGCTGGGTGCTGGACCTCACCAAGGAGATGCCGTTCCAGAACTATCCGCCGCGGCCGATGCAAAGCGTCTGCTACGTCAACGGGCGGGTCTATGGTTGCCTGCTGGCCGGCGGCTCTGGCACGCGCTCAGACTTCAGCTATGTGCCGGCCACGAAGGATCTCGCGGCGGTAGTGTGGTCGCAGGCCGCAAGCGATTCCGCCCGGCAGAACGTTGTCGGGGATCCGAATCA